GCTCTCGGCACCCGTAACGACGTTGACCGCCTTGACAGTCAAGGTATGGCTCCCCGGCGCAAGCGGCGGCGTGATGAATATGGTCGGAGCGCTGCCGCCCAAGGGACCGGACACCGAGAACATATCGGCATCAACCGTGCTGTCATACCATGGGCCGTCGTCCACCTGTACATGCAGCGTCTGCATGCCGCCCGCATATGTACCGGTCTTGAGCAGCACCCTTGGAGTCAAAGAATACGTTGTACGTCCCTCCACGGGAGAAAGTATCGTTGGCTCGGGCGGTGAAGTGACCATACCGACGATGTTGCTCGATATATACGCCGAGGGCGCATCGAAGCTGTCCACCGTCCGAATGCGGTAAACCACCTTGACCCCGTCGCGCATATCCGCCGCAACAGCCGTGCTGCCGGAGGTTACAGATGACAGGATTGTGGCCAACGTTGCAAAGCCTGTCCATGTCACGCCGCCGTCCATGGAGCTTGCGCTCTGGATTGTGTACGACTTGATCGCGCTCGTGCCCGGCACCACGCCGCTCCACGAAAGGGCGATGTTACCGCCGTCGTACACCTCGGGTCCGGCAGTGAACACTGCCGGTGGCGAGGGCAGCATGTTTTTGCGCAGATTGCCCGATGTTGCCCAATCTGAGTAATACGCTTCGCCGAGCACACCGCGCGTGCGTATCCGAAACCGCCGGTATTCCCCACGTATGGGCGGTGGGTCGACGGTGCGTGAACCGCTTCCCGAAGAAGAGGCCACAATGGCGAGCGCCTGCCACGCGCCCCAATTGTCACCATCTGACGAATCGCCAAATTCGATCTCGAAACCGGTGATAGAATTCGCGCCGCCGCCCGCCGCTCCGCTCCAGGCCAGCGTAGCGGTTGTTTCTGCAACCGAGGGAGAAACGGTGATATTGGTCGGTTGCCTGCACGGTGCGGGCGGGGTGTAGATGATCTGCAGGCTGTGGTTGGACGGCGTTGTAGAGAACCGCTTCGCGTCGTTCGTGCCGCTTTGGTCGTTGGGAACGCGCTCCAAGCGGAAAATATGGTGCGGGCTGTTGTTGTCCACAATCCACTGGACGATCCCCTTCACGTCGATCGTTCGGTTGCCCGCGCTTGTGCCGGTGAGCGTAAACTGGTTTCCGTCGCATGCAAGATATGGCCCTACGCTCCATGTGAACGCACCCCAATTGCCCCTGCGCAGGCTGACCTTGCTGGTGAGCGTAGCGGCGAGGCCGCCGGAAACCTGCGCCAATATGAGAACGGCGCTGTCGATCGTGGAGCCCGCCGGTATCTGCGTATTCAGGCTCTCAAAGTTGAAAAAGCAGTTGTTGGTAGTGGTTGAATATTTACCGACGTCACACGAGTTGACGTTGGCCTGATCGGGCGACGCTCTGTCGATCTCGCATATATGAGTGGCCTGCTTAATTAAAGATGGCATGCTGCACCCCTTATTCGTACACGGCGGTGATCAGCGAGTTGACCGTGCCACAGAGTGCGGAGTCCAGTCGCGTGTCCGTGATCTTGTCCTGTGTGATCGACACCACACCCTTGCCCACCAGCACGTCAGCGAGGCCCAGCTCGTACACCTCGGCGGTACACGTAAGCGCGGGCGGGACGGGCAGGTCAAGCGCCGTGCCGGTCTTGACGGCGAGCACGATGTTCCTGTCCACTGCGCTTAAACGCAGTACCACCCGGTCAATACGCGGATAAGTACCATTCGCCGTTGTGAGCGATAGCTGCAGCGGCAGCGTATTTTCATATGCATAGCCCTTGATCCACGCGCTGCCCGGAGCGACCGACACCTGCATGCCTTCGGAGACTGTGACCTTGAGGTTGTTGACATCGGCATAGAAGATACCGTTGGTGACCAGTTTGGCGAAATATCCGGCAAAGTCCGCAGCGTCATATACACGGTCGCCGCCGGAAGAGTTGAAAAAGCCGCTCTTTTCCATATGGTTATACCCCCTTGAGCTTTTGTGCCAGCGTAAGCGCGCCGCGCCCGAGCACAATATCGATGTGCCTGCCGTCAGCGCCGTAGGTTTCCTCGATCTCCGTGATGCGCGTTTGCATGGATACGCCCCAGCGGTTTGCCACCACCGTTACAATGTCGCCCAGATCGAAATCCTCCCTGTAGCGCAGATTGCCGTGCTCGTGGAGCGTCGCGTCGAAGCTCTGTGCCATTCCGAGTTCCTTGAGCCGGACATCCCCGTGCTGTATGAGCGCCGCCGCATACCCCTCGCCGAAGTCCTCGCTCCGCAGCGACTTGGCGTCCACGAACACCTCGTACCGGCCAAGGCCGCTGCCGGAGCCGGAAGTGACAAAGGTGCGCAGCTCGCCTTCGCCCTCGCCGCCGACGAGCGCCACGCACGCATAGTCCCGCACGCTGTGCGTGTACGCCTGTTCGGTCAGGTTTTCAAACTCTCTGGAAAATACCGCCGAAGTGCTTCTGCCCTCGTACAGCGTAACGGTGAACACCCTTGTGACCGGGTCGAAGGCCGTGCGCAGACCCACATCGCAGGCGGCGCACAAGTCCTCGACGGTGGTGAGCAGATTCCGGTAGGAAACTTGCATGGTTACGGTTTGGGACAGCGGTGACGAAATGAAGCCCATACCTGAAATCGCCCTGTCCGGGGCGGACGGGGCGATCACATGGTTGGCGAGAAGTTGGGCAATTGCGTTTGAAAGGTTTCCCTGCAGCATTTCCGTTTGCCAGATTATCCGGCGGGCAAGCAACCCGGTCGCGAATCGGCCGCCGACGGTGATGTACTCCTGCTCCTGTGCGTTTAGCTCGATGTGGTCTATGATCCCGGCCTCAACGTCGTCGTTCTTCCAGAGGATGTGCCCCATACGCAGCAGGCTCAGGTTATTCTCGTCGGCGATCGCCCGGAGCGTAAACCCACCGCATGCGCTGTACCTTCGCGTCCATTGCAGGTGCTCATATGCCTCGATCACGCCCAACAGGCTGCGATCCGCGCCGAATACATAAAGCTCCATATGCTACACCCCCAAATATTGCGGCCGGAAGAAGATAGTGACCTCCAGCATGTCCATGTTTTCGGCCGCGCTGTAGCGCAAGGTGTTCCGGCCCACATTTAGCTGCAGGAACGTAGACGCGGTGTCCACATCTGGAAACGCGTTCACCGCCATGCCGTCTCTTGTGCTGTACACGCGCTTGGCAGCGAAATGAGTATCCACCGTGATCTGCTCGCCGGGCGTCATGGTACGCAGGATGCGCATGACCTCGCCGGTATCCACGTTCATGAGTTCAGGGTTTGTCACACTGCCCAGCGCCCGGAACTGGATGCTGCACCCACAGGGCACGTCGCCGTCGTTATCCACGAATATGATCTGGCTCGGCTCGCGTGCGCCAAACTCCATGCCGGTCTCGGGTATTTCCAGCGCGAAACAGAGCTTGGCAGTCCATGCCGCGAGCTCCACGCGCAGCTCGTCGATGTCCTCGAAGAACGGCGACGGGCAAAGCAGCGATATAAAAAAGGAAGGCGTGCGCGCGCTGCTGCGCTGAGCCAACACGACCTCCTCCACGTTGCAGGGGATGCGCTTGCCGCGATAGGTAAATACCCCGGCTTTCTTAGGCGAGAAGATACGCATCAGCCTTTGCCGCAGTGTTGCCGCCTCGTCGGCGCTGCCCGCCACGATCGTGCCCTCCAGTGTGATGTTGCGCATGTCCAGCGTGCCGGAAATAAAAAAAGCGCCGTCCTGACTCGGCGCTTTGAATGTGAGTATGCTTTGCCGTATATGCCCTGTACCGTCCACGTTTGTGAGGAAGTACGGGCGGCGCTGCCGAAGGGTAAGCGATTCGCCGCCGCTGTTTTCATAAGTAATCTGCATGCGGCCTCCTTACAGTTCCAGCGCCAGCTTACGGGAAAGATTCTTGAACTCACGTGAGAGTTCCCGTTCGCTGAGCGCCTTGGGCGTAACCACCGATATGCTCTGGTGAATAGTGGTACCGCCGGTTTGTGCGCCGAGCGCGCGGCTGGAATGAACCTGCGCATCCATATCGAAATCTGTCGGTATTGCCCCGTACATATCCCTGCGGATGCCGTCCATGGCTCTAATGAAGCCCAAACCAAGGCCCTCCGCCATATGGCCGCCTATCCCAGCGAACACGGTGGACGGCGAGTGGATACCCAATAGCCCTTTAACGCTGCTAACGATGCCGCCCACAAAGTCGCTGACCTTGCTCCTGATCCACGAAGCCATGCTCTGGATGCCGCTCCACAAACCCGATACGATGTTTTTGCCGATCTCCCACACCGCGCTCAGCGCCTTGCCCAAGCCGTCGATGATCGCCGAAATGATCTGTGGAATGGCTTTGACGAGCTGGGGAATTGCCTGAATAAGGCCCACGGCAAGCTGCACGGTGAGGGAAATACCCATTTCGATGATCTTGGGCAGGTTGCTGACGATGAAGTTGATGATGGCCGTGATAATTTTCGGCAACGCGTCCACCAACTTGGGCAGCGCGTTCAATAACCCCTGTGCCAGCCCCTGTATGATCTTGAGCGCGGCGTCGAGTATCTTGGGCATGTTCTCAATGAGGACCTGCACAATGAGAATGATAGCCTCCACAATGGAGGGGATCAGCTCCGGCAGCGAATCGGCAAGGCCCGTCGCCAGCGTTACGATCATCTGTATGGCCGCTTCTACCAGTGCAGGCAGGTTTTCAATGATGCCCTGGACCAGAGTCATCACAAGCGCCAGCGCGCCCTGGGTGATTTGGGGTAAAGCGTCAACCAATGCCTGCAGCAGCGTCATGACGATATTCGCCGCCGCGTCGATAATAACCGGCAGGTTCTCCACGATAGCCCCGCCAATGGAGGTCACAATGTCCAGCCCTACCTGGATGAGGTTGGGAAGGTTAGCCATGAGCATATCGACAAGGCCGCCTACCGTATTTCCTACAACCTCGCTGATTTTTGTCCAGTCGCCGTTTGCCTCAGATAGGCCGCGTGTAAATTCGCCGAGCAGGGAAACGCCGCCGTCGGCCAACTGCTGAAGCTGCGGCAGCAGTACCGTGCCCAGCATGTTTTTAGTCGCTTCACCGCCCGCTTTAAGCCGCTGGATACTATCGTCGAACGCACCGAGAGCGTTAAGCGAATCCCCGCTCATGACCGCGCCCATGCGCTTCGCTTCCTCGGTCAGCGCCGCGATGCCCGCCGAACCCTGCGCAATCAGGGGGTTAAGCTCCTGCGCCGATTTCCCGAAGATCTGCATGGCCAGCGCGTCGCGTTCGGTTTCGTTGGCCACTTTTCCAAGGGCGTCGATGGTTTCCCAATAAACGGCGTCGCTATCCCGCAGACTCCCGTTGGAATCAGCCACCGATACGCCGAGCTTTTCATATGCCGACGCAAATTTGTCGGAGCCGTCCCGCGCGCTGGCCATGGATTTGAGCTGCTTGGCCATGCTGCCCGTCAAGGTTTCCATGGATACATCAACCAGCTCGGCGGCATATTTGTACGCCTGCAGGCTGTCTGCCGACATACCGGTCACGGTGGAGGCGGTCAGAATTTCGTCGGCGTATGCTGCGGCATTCACCGACATATCCATGAGCGCCTTGCCCGCGCCTACTGCCGCTGTGCCAATGGCCGCAAGCGCCGCGCCCATGGCCATGCCGATCCCTTTTAACACACCGCCCAGCTTTTCAAAGCGCCCTCCGGCATCTTCCGCCTGATTGGCGCTCTTTTTTACCGCATCGCCGAAATCATCCGTTTGCTTTTCCGCTTCGCCAAACTCGCTGCCCGCTTGGTCAAGCGCGGCGTTGTTTTTATCGAGCTCGCGCTCCATATCGTTAAGCTCGGCCTTGGCATGATTGAGCTGGGTGGCCCACGACTTGGTGCGGCTGTCCGTTTCGCCGAAGGAGTCCGTGGAGTTTTTGAGCGCCTTTTCCAGCAGGTCGATCTTTTCCTTCTGCTCGTCGATCTCACGGTTTAGCACCTTATTCCGGGCGGTAACGGCTTGAACGGAATTGTCCTGCTTGTCGAACTGCGAGGTGACCAGCTTCATTTCCGAGCCAAGCACCTTGAAATCCTGATTGATCTCGCGCAGGGCCTTCTTGAATTCCTTTTCGCCCTCGACCCCGATCTTTAGCCCGAAGTTGTCCGCCAAAAAAACCGCCTCCTCCCTGAAAAAGGGCATAAAAAAAGAGCAACCTTTCGATTGCTCCGGGATTAATCGTTAGCGTCATATCAAGACGCACAAACTGGAATTAAATTTCGTTAATATCAAAGTTAGATTTGAATTCCGGCTCGCTTTTCAACTCTTTAATTGCTTCTGACATAGTGCCATAAAGCGAGCAACATGTATCATCTATTGGCGCCCAAAAAGCTGGTAGTGCATCTTTTCCCATCCATTGTAATTCATCCTCATCAAACGATCTAAGTATTTCATAGTTGTACTTAAAAAAGCCCTTATTTGAGTACAATACAATGAAACGTTTTGCTTTATCTACTGAGTATATTACCATTTCGATTTTTACATCGTCAGAAAAAACAAGGCCTTTATCATGCATTATTTCAACAATTTCTGCCCATGAAGGCAAGATTATTAATTCTTTCTTGTTTTTCTTATTGAATATTGACTTGAACAATTTCATGTTTTGTTTTAGCCTTTTAATTTTCTGTTTGTCTATTCTAACGGCAAATGAAATATACCACAGATTGCAGTATGTTTCAAATACCGTCAGGAATAATATCCTCAATAAAATACTCCCGCTTGGGCTTTGCCAACCCGTGGAACTGCTTGTGCGCCTCCCACTGGTCGAGCAGGTGCCCGAGCGGCATGAGCCACACCTCAATTTCCGCGCGATGGAGCTGGCTCACCCCGTAATAAATGAGCCGGGCAAACAATTCCTCATCGCTTACCCGGCCTGCGCGTTTTTTCCGGCTTCGTCCTCGCTCAGGATGTGCCGAGCTGTACCGCGATACATGGCCTCCATGATCGCGCCCTTGTACTTGGCAAGGTCGGAGGGCGAAGTCAGAAGCTCCACCATCTCCTCGGTAAGGAGTTCGCGGGTGTCCTTCGGATGTAAGAGGTTGTGTACCTGCACGCCCTGATTGGCGAGCAGGGTAAGGAGCCACACCACCTCGTCGATGGCGAGCGTGAAATCCTCCGCCTTAAGCAGCTTGTCGCCGAGGTTCTCCAAGCCACCATACCTCTTCGCGATCTCCTTGGTCGCGCGCGTGGTGAGGACGAGCGCGTACTCGTTCCCGCCAATCTCAATGAATGCCGTTCTATCGTTATCCATGGTTCCTCCTTATGGCTCCAAAGTGAAAATCGGCTCGTACACCTCGGAAAACCATTCCGATATGGTGGACGGCGCGACGTTGGAATCGCCCTCGGTGACCTCCGCCTTCCACGGGTGGCGGCCGCTCGCGTCGAGCTTGTTCCTGCGCATGACCGTACCCTCGATCGTCGGGGTCTGGAACGAGATCGAGTCGCCCTTGGTCTGCAAATTGGTCGCGGGCAGGCCGAATATCACACGATACAGCCAGAAATACCGGTACTTTCCGTTGGCCTTCTGTGCTCGGAAGCCGATCGCAACTGGCCCGCCGATGTCCTCGCTGCCCGATATGAGCACGCCGTTGTCGTCGGCAACGGCACCTGTTAGCTCGACGGCGACCGCCGTTCCGATATCGTCCACGCCGAGGCTTAGCTTGCCGCTCTTGAATTCCTTGACCACCTCCGCCGCGCCGTCGTTCGCGTACAGGATGGCCTCTATTAGCTCGACTGACAAATCCGCCTTGATCGCCTTTGCGAGAACCTTGGGCAGGCCGTATGTTTCAATGCCGTCTACTTCCGTGATCTTGGAATAGAACAGACTATCCAATCCGATCGTTGCCATGTCATTCCTCCAATGCGTATTCTTTTGCCACGTCAATGGCGTAGTGGTGATAGCCGGTGTCCGCCTCGCGCCCGAGGTATATCCGGCCCGTAATGGTCAGCCCCGCCGCAAGCAGCGCTTTGACCACTGCGTTTTTGAAGGAGGTGTACGCGCCCTTGTCAAAGAGAGAAAGTCTTGCCTCCTGTGTTTCAAACAGCGCCCGGTTGTCCGCGAACAGCCCGTATAGGTCCGCCATGGGCGTGATGAGCGCGTACCGGTCGGGCGGCGCAGTGCTGAAAGCGCCCGTTTCCACCGGGATACCGAGCGCGTCGAATACGGCTTTGACTTCCTTCAACAGGCTCATATGCCGTTCACCTCCTCCTCGAACTTCCTTTGCATGGCCGCGATACAGGGCGCGCGGGACGCCAAGCGCGCGGGCCGGAGGAAGGGCTTGGGCGGCTGGCCCGATTTGCCGTATTCGAGGATGGTGGCGAGCTTGGCGTTGACGCCGCCTCCGCGCCGTGGCTCACTGAACCCGATCTTGAGGTTGTGGACGCCGTTGTGGTCGATCTTGACGGGCGACACGCCCAACGCGGCCAGTAGCGCGCCCGTGGAGCGCGGCCGCTCCTTGAGATTGCGTCCAATCGCCGAGGCGAGGTTGCTTCGCGCCTTCGATACCACGACCTCCGCGCCCGCTTCAAGCGCGGACTGTATGATCCCGTCCGTCTTGTCGCCCAGCGTCTCCAGCGACGCCATGAGCTGTTCCGGCATCTGGATTTGTGCTTTTGCCAGGCTAATCGCCTCCCTTGGGCGTCACGATTTCCGCGAGCACCTCGACGTACATGCCGCGCATGTCCATAACGCTCACGATGGTGTACCTCTCGCCGCCGCAGCGTATCGCATGGGCGGTTGTGATGTTCAGGGAGGGGATAGCCCGGAAGCTGAACAGCGTCGTTGCCGTAGCAAACGTCGCGCCCGCATCCCGCGATCCCACCGCGCGCATTTGGCGCGATTCCTTATGTGCCCGCACACTGGCAAGCACCGTGTCTGTCGTTGTGGCGAAGCCCTCGTCATCCCTGGCGGCCGTGACCGCCACGATGTCTATGAACGCGCCCATCCTCCCAAGGCCCATGTGCTACACCTGCCAATCCTTGTCCAGCCGCAGCAGCAGGTCGACCGTCGCCCATGCCTGCTGCGCTGCCTGCGCGCTGTCTGCAAAAAAGCCGCCCGTGCCGCCATCCCGGCTCTCGTAAAAGAGCGAAGCCAGCATGACGATTCCCTGCTCGGTAGCGGGCGTCATGCTGGCCTCGGCGGAATAGCTGCCCGGCGCTTTCTTTTGAAAGCCCTCGGCATATGCGACGGCGGCGGCAATGTAGCTTTGCAAAAGCGCGTCGTCCTCGGCGTGTTGGAGGATCAGGTTCTTTTTGACCTTTTCCAGTAGCTCCATGCCGCTCACCGCCTTTCGTCGGTTACAGCTTCATCTGCAGTACCTTGATGGCCTCGGGCAGAATGAGCTTACCGTCCACGCGCTGAGAAGCCATGAAGCCAACCTGGCCGGTGGGCGCGTACAGCTCGTTGAGGCGCTTGAAGGAACGGCCCTGCCTGTCCGCAATCCAGTAATACTGGAAGTCGCCAAACGCGATGGGCTTGGATTCGGACGCGATCACGGGGACATATGCGGAGGTCTTGACGGGACGGTTGAGTATGGTATCCGGTGTGCCCGCCGTTATGGACGGCTGCCAGAGGTACTGACCCTGATTATCCTTGAGCTTGCGGATCGCCTTTACGGTCGCGTCGTTGGTGACGAACGCCGCCTTTTTCCTGTAGGGGGATTTGAGCGAGTAGAACAGGTCGATGATCTCGTCCGCCGTGATGGCGGTCGCGCTCGCCGCCGTGACGCCCAGTTCCGCACCGCCGACCGCCGCGAATACGCCGGTGGGCTTGCCCGCGCCGTCGCCGATGAAGAAGGATTCCTCCTCACGGCTGCCTATGCGGCGGGCAAATTCGGTGGCGATGTAGCTTTCGAGGTTGAACACACTGTCGTTCAACAACTCCTCGGAAACCTTGAGCATGGTCGCGAGCTTAAACGCCGAGATGGACACCTGTCCGAACGCGTCGTCGCTTTCCGGGACTAGGCCCTCCTCGTCCACCCACGACGCGGTACCCTTGGTCGTGGCGACCGGAATTTTGCGGTCACCGCTGGAGGTCTGGATAACGTGGGCGAGGGTGCGGAATATGTTTTCTTCCTGCAGCGCTTCCACCAGCGTGCGTTCGAACTCGTCCGGCACGAGAAACCCGCCCTCGAAGTCGGTGCCGATCTGCAGCGCGTCCAACACCTCGGGGCGGGCAGCCTTGGAGCGCATGGCGTTCCAGAATGCGCGCTTGTAATCGTCCGTCGCACGGCCGGTCTTGATTTCACCGCCTGGCGCATGCGCGGGCTTGCCCGTGATGGGTGTGGAAGTCGGCTTAGCAAGCTCCAGATCGACCACGGCCTGCCGCTCCAAACGCTCGACCTCCTTGCCGAGCGCCACTACGTCGGCCTCCATTTTGTCGTAAACGGCGGCGTCCTCGGCGCTGAGCAGGCCGTCGTTACCGCGCTTACTATCCAGAAATGCCTTGGCGGCTTCCCATGCTTTCGCACGCTTTTCGCGTAGTTCAAGAATTTTGCTCATGTAATTCCTCCTATTTCTGCAATAAAAAAAGTCGCTTTTCCAGCGACTCGATTGGGACACCTATGGGTTTTTCGGGGTGGGGCAGTTTCTTCAGGATAGAGTTCATTACCGCCTGTCGGCTGAATATCAGGCCGTCCGAAACCTGTACGCCGGGCGGAGCTTCCTCATCGGCGGTGAACAAGATACCGTCCGCGAATTTCAGCTCCACGGCCTTCTTGGCGTTGAGCCACGTTTCCGCGTCCATGAGATGGGATATCCGCGTACGCGAAAGCCCGGACTTCAATTCGTAAGCATTTATGATCGATTCCTTGACCTCCTCCAGCATGGAAATGGCCCGCTGCATTTCCGCGCTGTCGCCTATGGCCACGGTCATGGGGTTGTGGATCATGAGCATACTGACCGGTGACATGTACACCTCGCCGCCCGCCATGGCGATCACGCTGGCGGCCGACGCCGCGATGCCGTCGATCTTGACGGTGACTTTTCCTTTGTACTCCATGAGCATGTTGTAGATCTGTGCGGCGGCAAACACATCGCCGCCCGGCGAGTTGATCCAGACGGTAATGTCGCCCTCACCGGAATGTAGCTCGGCCTTGAACTGCTGGGGCGTCACCTCGTCGCCAAGCCAGCTTTCCTCGGCGATGGCTCCGTCCAAGCGAAGGGTGCGCGCGCCGTCCTCGTTCTTCACCCAATTCCAGAATTTACGATGCATCCGTTTCCTCCTTAGAAGCAAAAATGCCCGCGTCCGCGAGCTTGGTCATGTTGCCGTTGATCAGGTACAGGTCGCCGCCCAACTCCGCCGGGATGCGGTTCATATCCTCCAGTTCCCTGATGTCATTAGCGGAAAGCCAGCCATTCTGCCGCCCGGTGGCGTAGCCGGTCATGCGGCTCTGGTAATCGCCCCGCAGTAAGCCATCTACGTTGAACTTGGCAAAATACGCGCGCTTTTCGGACGGTAGTAGTAGCGCCTTCTGAACTGCCTGCTCCCAGCGCGCCACCCACGGATCAAGCGTGTATTTCACGAACTCCAGCGACTGCTGCTCGATGTTACTAAAGCTACTCTTTTCGAGGTCGCCCACCATGTGCGGCGGGACGCGGAAGATGCGCGCGATCTCGTTGATCTGGAACTTGCGCGTCTCTAGAAACTGCGCCTGCTCAGGCGGAATGCCGATGGCGTTGAACTTCATGCCCTCCTCAAGCACGGCAATGCGGTGTGCGTTACCACTGCCCTGATACACAGCGTTCCAGCTTTCACGCACGCGCTTGGGGTCTTTCACCACGCCGGGGTGCTCCAGCACGCCGCCAGGGTTTGCGCCGTTGGCGAAGAATTTCGCACCGTATTCCTCCGTGGCGATCGCCATGCCGATGGCGTTCTTGGCCATGGCTACAGGGGAGTAGCCAATCAGGCCATCAAATCCAAGGCCGGGAATATGCAGCACATCCTGTGGGCGAAGTATCACGGGGCCGGTGTCCGCCCGGTACTCGTAGAAAAGCTGCCCGGCTCCCGTCCTGTCCACGGTCATTTTGCTGGGCAGCAGCGGATACAGGGAGAGAACCCGGCCCGCGCCGTCCCGGATGATCTGTGCGTAGGCGTTGCCCCACAGCAGCAAGTGGCTCATGAGGGTTTCCCGGAACGCGAACGAGGTCATTTCGGGGTTGGGCTCGGTGTGCAGCAGGTAATACAGCGGGTGCCCGAGCGCCTTTTCCTTGCCGCCGTCCCGCTTGTGCCGGTAAAGATGCAGCGGGAGGCCCGCCACCGCCTCGGCCAAGATGCGTACGCAAGCGTACACCGCCGTGGTCTGCATGGCCGTCCGCTCGTTGACCAATTTGCCCGATGTCGTGCCCCCAAAGAAAAAGCCGAGATCGCTTCCCGGCAGTCTGTTTTGAGGCTTGTCACGCGCCTTGAACAGCGCTGAAAATATGTTCACAGGATCAAAAGCCCCCTTTCGTCGTAGATGGAAGCGCTGCGATCGCCGCCGCCACACCGTAGCGCGCGGTCGAGCGCCATAATCGTCGCCACTGCGCCGTCGATCCTCTCGGTGGATTTTTCTTTGTCGGGCTTGATATTGCCCGCTGGGTCGGTCTTGATGAAAATGTTGTCCATCATCCAGCGCAGTACGGGATGACCGCCGTGCGCGAGGCGCTCCTCCAAGGTCAGCTTCATAAGCTCCTTGGTGGGCGGTGACATGTCCTTAAAGCCCTGCCCAAAGGGAACGACGGTAAAGCCCAGCCCTTCAAGGTTCTGCACCATCTGCACAGCGCCCCAACGGTCAAAAGCAATCTCACGGATATTGTACTGTTTGCCCAGTTCCTCAATGAACTTCTCAATGAAGCCGTAATGAACCACGTTACCCTCGGTAGTCAGCAAGTATCCCTGCTTCTTCCAGAGATCGTATTGTACATGATCTCGGCGCACACGCAGGTCGATGTTATCCTCAGGCATCCAGAAGAAGGGCAGAACACTGTATTTGTCTGCTTCGTCTTCCGGAGGGAATACCAGCACGAATGCTGTGATATCCGTGGTGGACGAAAGGTCAAGCCCGCCGTAGCACACCCGCCCACGAAGGTTCTCTGTATTAATTGGAAACGCGCAGGCGTCCCACTTTGCCATTGGCATCCAGCGGATAGCCTGTTTCACCCACTGGTTCAGGCGCAGTTGACGGAAGCTGTTCTCCTCGGCAGGGTTTTGCTTCGCCGATTCACACGCCGCCTTCACTTTGTCGATGCCGACCGTGATGCCAAGGGAGGGATTTGCTTTCCTCCATACCTTGGGGTCCGTCCAGTCGTCTTCTTCCGCAGCGCCGTAGATAATGGGGTAGAAGGTGGGATCAGATTTCCGGCCTTCAAGGATGTCCAGCGCCTTCTGGTGTGTTTCATAGCAGATGCTGTTCGTATCCGAACCCGCCGTAGTTATAAGAAAATACAGCGGCTGCATTCGCGCATCGCCGGAGCCTTTGGTCATAACATCGAACAGTTTCCGGTTTGGCTGGGTATGCAGCTCATCGAACACCACGCCATGTATGTTAAAGCCGTGCTTGGAGTACGCTTCTGCAGACAGAACTTGATAAAAGCTGTTGGTCGGCAGGTATACGAGCCTTTTGGTGGAGGCAAGCAGCTTAACGCGCTTGTTCAGTGCCGGGCACATCCGCACCATGTCGGCCGCCACCTCGAATACGATGGAAGCCTGCTGCCTATCCGCCGCGCAGCCGTACACTTCAGCGCGCTCTTCGTGATCGCCGCAGGTGAGCAAAAGAGCGATGGCGGCAGCAAGCTCAGACTTGCCCATTTTCTTGGGAATCTCCACATATGCCGTGTTGAACTGGCGATACCCGTTTTGCTTGATAACGCCGAATACATCCCGTACGATTTGCTCCTGCCAGTCGATAAGTTCAAAGGGCTTCCCGGCCCAAGAACCTTTGGTATGAGAGAGGGCTTCGATAAAAGATACCGCGTAATCAGCGGTGCCTTTATCGTAGTACGATCCTTTGGTCATGAAGGCGGTCGGCTTGTAGTTTTTGAGTTTTCTGATTGCCGCCGCCTCCTTTCGTATAATGGGCAAAAGAAAAGAGCCTCCATGTGGAAGCTCCTTGCTTAAGCGCGCGGTTATTGTTATAAAGCGTCCTCCGTTTCGCCTATTACGACGAACCGACTGTATTCGGCTCTGTGGTCTATAAGGAATACCACCAATTCGTGGAAGCCGCAATTGTTGGCCTCAATTTGGACGCGCTTAACGTCAAACATGTTAGTAACGCCGCTTTCCCGTATAGCTAAGATTTGTTTCTTTATCTTTTCAGTCACCGACTATTACCTCCTTCTCCACAGAGTCAGTAATAGCCCGGCGCAGGATATCCTCACCGTACACCGCGCCGAGTGTGGAACCGCAGTCCCAAGAGCAGAATATCGTACCCGTGTCGTCTACGAAGTCAACCGTTCCCTTGTCGCCGGGCTTCAGCCGGGAATAGGGGTCGTTCATCTGCACCAGCTCTACACGGCACTCGTGAGGATACTGTTCACGGAGGCGTTCAACGGTCTCTTTGGATGGGAACTTATTCATCGGCTGGTATCTCCGTCGTTTTCGGGGGTGCGCCGTTTTTAAAGGCGCTGTTGCCGGAAAGGTTCTTAAGCAGGATTTTCCGAGCGGCCTTGTACTCGTCGCCCACGAATCCCAACCTTATGAGAAAAACGCGGAAGGCGAACTTCTCATTCTCCACGTTTTTTACCTTGGCGGTCACGCGGTGCTGTTCTTTTGCAGCTGCGCAGAGCCTCTCAATGAGCATAGTGTAGGCCCTGACCGCATCGCAGTCGGCGTCGCCGGTAAACCAAGGGAACACCAGCTTGCCACCATCCTCGTCGGTCTGCTGTATGGGCAGGTTATCCACGCCCAGGGCTGCCTTGAGGAGCGGTGCCTTGGCGTTGACCAACCTGAAAAGGTTCTCCATCTTCTCGGGCGTGAAGCCCGTCAGCGGCATTTCGATTGCGAGGGTGTCGAGTTCAGGAACATCGCTTGCCTGCATGCCGTTTTCGCCCTGCGGGTTCTCGCGGCAGGTGCGACCAAGCCCAAGCTCCTCACGAACATCCATCTTCAGGTCCTCAAAGGCGGGCACCTCATCCAACTGGCTTTGCATGGTCTCGGTAGTGGGAGCATTGGGGTTTGAATACTGCCCAGGGCGGTGTTGGTCACCGTTAAAACACTCCTCTTCATTTGCCCCAAGTTCTTGAGGGCTTTCAAACGCGCCCATCCCACCAAGCCCGCTCTCGTAGGTATCGGGCTCGTCGTACGCGCGTTCGACTGCTTCAAAGCCGTGCAGGCCTTGCAGGTCAGCTTCTAGGTCGAGGGAGTCGGGCCCCGTGAGCGTGCCGTGCTTGTCGATGTGGTAGCCGCCCACCTCGTAAGCGAAGGAGGGGGCTCCGAGGTATTTGGTGGGAGCGTTCAGCACTTGGCTGATTGCACCCACCAGTGATTTGCGCTCGGCACCCGTGAGGTTGTAATGGATTCGCATGTTGTGACCACCTTTCATTTTTGGTAGTCATATACATCACTCTAAAGCTGTGAAATTGCAAGCCTTTTATGCGCTGTTTTCCGGCACGTCGCAATACTTGTATTCGACGCCGTCCCGCATTAAAAATACGTTATCCGCGCTACCGCCACCCTCGATAAACCGCTTCACGATCACGTCACAGTATTTTTCGTCAAGCTCAATGGTGTAACAGGATCGATCCGTCTGCTCACAGGCAATGAGTGTACTTCCGGAGCCGCCGAAGGGATCGAGAACGATACAGCCCGTCATGCTGGAGTTGAGAATGGGATATGCGATCAACGGCACAGGTTTCATTGTGGGGTGGTCGGTATTCTTCTTGGGTTTGTCGAACTCCCAGATGGTCGACTGCTTGCGGTCAGAATACCAGGCGTGTTTGCCGGACTTCTTCCAGCCGAAGAGTACCGGCTCGTGCTGCCATTGATACGGGGAGCGGCCTAACACCAGCGACTGCTTCTTCCAAATACATGTTCCGGAAAGATAGAACCCAGCTGCCGCAAAGGCCTTGCGGAAGTTCAGCCCTTCGGTGTCCGCGTGGAACATATAAATGGACGCGTCCTTTGCCATAACCTTTTCGGTGAGGGTGAATGCGTCCAGGAGGAACTGATAGAACTTCTCGTCTGCCATGTTGTCGTTCTTGATTTTTCCTGCCGTACCTTCGTAATTAACGTTGTAAGGCGGGTCCGTCACCGTGAGGTTCGCTGCCTTGCCGTCCATGAGCAAATCAAAAGTCTCGGCCTTCGTACTGTCACCGCAGACGAGCCTATGACGGCCGAGGAGCCACAGATCGCCCGCCTTAGTGACAGCGGGCTTTTGCAATTCGGCTTCGACATCGAAATCATCATCCTTGACATCCTCGATATTACCCATGAGCTTATTGAGTTCCGCGTCATCAAAGCCGAGGAGGGAAATATCGAAGTCTGCGCCCTGCAGATCGGTGATCTCCACAGACAGCATCTCTGCATCCCAGCCCGCGTTCAGAGCCAGACGGTTATCCGCAATGATGTATGCCCGCTTTTGAGCATCTGTCAGGTGTTCCACAAACACGCAGGGGACCTCTGTTATGCATTCTTCTTTGGCGGCCAGAATCCGGCCGTGCCCGGCGATGACATTTAAATCCTTGTCTACAATTACCGGGTTGACAAATCCGAACTCACGTAATGATGCGCGAAGCTGAAGAATCTGCTCCTTGCTGTGGGTACGGGCGTTACGGGCATACGGCACCAGCTTGTCTATATTCACTTTTTCAAAACGGTCAGTTGTATGCATAGCCGTTATCTACCTTTCCTGCCCGACAGTAGGGCTTCCATGATGTCGTCCTGCGGGTTGCCCACAAAAGCAGAGGTGCAGTTCTGCTTGACAATGTCGAAAATTTCGTACCAGAGAAGGTTAGCCTGCTTCTGGAACGATTGGCTCATCTGAACGAAGGGACTGGTGATAGCGCCGCCCGTCGTGGGGTGCTTTCCTAAGAGCCCGTATGTGCTAATCGCCTCCTCGCATTGGATAAAACGGGTAAATGCCTGCGCGTAAGCTTCAATAAGACGCGGATTGACTAACTTCTCGCACCCGCGGTTTTTGAGCCACTGCCATGTTTCGATGTAGAGCGAATCCGCGCCGAGTGGTTTCCCATCTTTTTGCCTTGCGCTGAGGTAATCGCTTGGAGCAGGCATATCCTCTCCGTGCAAATCAGAGGCTCCATCCAAGTCTTCTGCTTCCAGCATCGAATCCGGTTTCAGATCCGCGACTTCCAGTATTTTAGCTGCCTTGCCTTTCGAGATTTTATCTACGAGGGGTTGAGGTTTGTCACCGGCTCGCACGCGGCGACCGCCTCTGTTCGTTCCGTCTTTCGCCACGTGTATCACCTCCTCATGGCTGTGGTGGGTTAATCCCCTGTTTGAACCTGAATTTTTTCGCGCGTGACCCCCTGCCCGTTGCCCGAGCGAAGCGGCACAGAGATTTTGACCACCCCTCCCCGCCGAAAGAATCAACGTCTTTGCCAGCGCCCGCCATCCCGAGCAGTGATTTTCGAGTGGCAGCTCGTGCATAGGCTCATAAGATTTTCCTCGGCGTGCGTGCCGCCACGGGAGAGAGGAAGGATATGGTGTACTTCCTCGGCGGGGGTGATCCTGTCGGTGGCCTGACACTGCTCGCACAGGGGGTGGACAGCGATATAACGGTCGCGGATGCGCTTCCACGTCCGGCCGTACCGTTTCTTGGCAACGGGATCACGTCCATATTGTTCATACCGCCGTGCTTCCTGTTTGGCGTGTTCTTTACAGAACCTTCCGTCAGTCAGTTCGGGACAACCGGGGGAGGAGCACGGACGTTTGGGTTTATTGGGCATACACGGACCTCGTACTCAAACCGATAAAGCCCGACGCCGTTTGATCAGGGTGTTAATTCCTTTTAAGGCGCCTTCGATATTGCCGGAGAGAGCTTGTCCTTTCAGCGTGGCGAACTGCTGCCTGGTCAGGTTCGTCTTATTTGTACGAAGCAATTTCATGAATGTCCTTATGTCCACACGCAAACCTCCTCATCTGGATGGTAAACAAAAGGCCCTCGCGGGAATTTCCCGTGAAGGCCTTTTTGTATGCTGTTTTTGCTATTGTAATGGTAACACACATGCCGTGCGGACATCTACGGACATCTACGGCGCATTTTTAATAATTTAGGAAATGGCTCTCTGCATAACATGGAATTGCTAAATAAAATCGCGCTTTACAATTATCGAAAATATTCTGGATATTCTCGTAACAATGATTCTCGTTTACTTTCCATTTGGTCGATTTCGCTTTCCAGATCTTCATATTTTTGTTTCATTTCATTATATCTCGAATCAAGTTCTAAAAATCTTTGTGAGCCTTTATCAGCAAAATCTCGCTGAACATCTAACTTAATGAGATAGTTTTTCAAGTCTTTAAGTTGTTCTCTTTTCTCGTAAATTTGTTCTGCTGTATTTGCAGATATTTCCCAATATTCCATAGCGGTTTTCCTTTCTTTTATTCATAGCTGTATGTGCGGCACAACCTTTAAGTTATCTCCTTAAATTCCTGCTTATTTGTTTGTCTCAATCTGATTTACTGCCTTATCTCGGGAAAGAACAAATACGGATCAAGCTTGAGCACTGCACAGACGGAAAGTCCAATGCGCATACTTGCACCATATATATGCCTTTCTCCGCTTTCCAATCTCTGATACTGCTGCAGATGAATCCTGGCCTTGTCCGCCACTTGTTGCTGCGTCAAACCAAGCTCAGTTCTTCTGCTGCGTAGAATTTGGTGATCTTCCTGCATTGTAAAAAACTCTTCACCTGAAATTATAGTTTTCGGGAATTCGTATTTAATGAAATTCATGATACGCTCCTTTACAACCAATTGGTAGTATGCTATATATTACATCCGATTGGTTGCATTGTCAATGGGGACAGGAAATTAATTACAGAAAAAGCCTTCGAGGTTTTCTCGAAGGCTCATTGCTGATTTTATTTTGTGCTGTGACCACTGCTTCAGATGATCATTGGGATGCGGGGTAAGATTACATGGTGCAATGCAAGCTGATGCCATCTGCGGACGGTGCGCTCATCGGCATTCAACTCTTCACCGATTCTCGACCATGTGTAGTTGTGGGTGTAACGATAGCTTAGCACCATACGTTCATCCAGATTCGGTACTGCATCGATCACCATCTGTATTTCCTTCTTCAAGTCGATATAGCGATCGATATCGGCATTGATTTCATTCTCCAACCCGACGATCTTGCAAATGATGTCCTCCATGCGGTGCCGGTTTGGCGTTGCCGCTCTTGGCATGTCCGATATAGTAGAGGTCGCCTTCACGACGAGTTCCCTCAGGGAGGACACCTGCTCCAGTTTACTGTTTATGCGCTGATCAAGCCGATAAGTCTGGCCGAGATATTCTTTTGAGGTCATCATGCCACCTCCGCACGAAACTTTTGAATCAACATTTCCGGATCGATACTGGTCAGCATTGCGAACCTATTCGAACGGAGAAACTGCTCCGCATCCAGCTTTGTTGATAATGCCGTGCTGTTATTTGGATGCTTTTTCAGTCTTTTCAACGCGTCCCGATAATCCTTAACCGCTTGCAGGATGATGGCATTTGCCAGTTGTTCGTATCCATACTCTGTTTGATGGATGCCAATTTGTGTTTGATACTGCACCATACGCTAATCCTCCGTAAAAAATTAATTTCACTCGGATTGGCAGCTTTTGACTCCATAGGTCGACTCTGATTTACAAATTCGCTTTGACCGCATTGATTAAAGCCCCCTGCGTATTGTCCTTGTCAGACAGTGCTTTTAGGATTCTCTCATCAATCGTGCCTTTTGCGATGATATGCTGAACCACCACGGTTTCGGATTTTTGGCCCTGTCGCCAGAGCCGTGCGTTGGTCTGCTGGTAAAGTTCCAAACTCCATGTTAACCCGAACCATATCAAGGTGGACCCGCCCGCCTGAAGGTTCAGCCCATGCCCAGCGGAAGCAGGGTGGATAAGGGCAACCGGAATTTCACCGCAGTTCCACCTCCTGATGCTCTCGGCAGTGTCCAGGCGGGAAAAGGGGATATGCAGTTTATCCAGCGACCCGGTGATCCGCTCCAAATCGTGCTTGAACCAGTACGCCACAAGCACGGGCTTTCCATTCGCCGCTTCGATCAGATCCTCAAGGGCATCCATTTTACGGTCGTGGATACGGATAATTGAACCATCGTCGGCGTAAACGGCGCCGTTTGCCATCTGACACAGCTTTCCGCTCAGTGCTGCCGCGTTGGCGGCAGTAACTTCACCGTCCGGCAATTGAAGCACTAGGTCTCGCTTCAACTCGTTATAGCGTTTGCGCTCAGCTTCGGATAATCGCACTGGATATTCCGTACTGATTAGTTCCGGCATCTGTAAATGGTCGGTTGCCTTCATCGATATCGTAATGTCGGCAACCCGGCCGTAAATCTGTTCCTCGGCATTCGGCAGGGGCTTGTAGCTGAAGATGATCTGCCCGTTGCGCTTATCGGGGGAGAAGTAGTCGTTACGATACTGTCCGATGAACCGTCCGAGCCGTTTGCCCATATCCAATAGCCGAAACTCTGCCCATAGATCCATAAGACCGTTGCCTGCAGGAGTGCCGGTCAGCCCGACGATCCGCCTGACGCGGGGACGGACTTTTAATAACGCCCGGAATCGCTTTGACTGGTGACTCTTGAAAGAGGAAAGCTCGTCGACCACCACGGTGTCATAATCGAAAGGAAAACCGCTGTCTTCTACAAGCCACTGGATGTTCTCGCGGTTGATGATGTAGATATCCGCTTGTTGCAGGAGAGCGGCTTTACGTTCCGATTCCGTGCCGACCGCAACCGAGTACCGTAATCCGTTTAGGTGCTCCCATTTGCCTAGTTCTTCAGGCCATGTATCTCTCGCAACGCGAAGAGGAGCAATTACCAGAATCTTGTGCGCTTCGAAGCTGTCGAATAGCAGGTCGTTCAGTGAGGACAGCGTGATAGCTGTCTTGCCAAGCCCCATATCAAGCAAGAGGCATGCGATGGAATTGCTGCATATGAACTCGGTGGCGTATTTTTGATAGCTATGTGGATTGTACTTCATCAAGTATCCTTTCGATCTGCCTATTATCGTCCAAGACGTACACTCGAAAGCCTAGCCGCCGCAGCATCCCATGCCTTACCTCCTGTAGGGGACGGGGCTTCTCTCCATGTTGCTTGACCTCCACAAATGCGATCTTGCCCATTGGTAAAAGCACAATGCGGTCAGGCATACCGTCGAATCCGGGGCTTACAAACTTCGGCGCGATACCGCCCATGCTTTTCACTGTGCTTGCCAGTTTGTGCTCTATCGTTTTTTCTCTCATAACATTCCTCCAAAACTTTAATTGGTGGAACGAAGGAACAAGAGGAACGAAATTTCCTATAACGCGCTATACGCGGGTGCAGGAACGGTCTGTCTCTTTATAAAACACTGACATAATATATAGTAGATTTCGTTCCACTTCGTTCCGGTTCATAAAAGTGCCCATAAATCAAGCCTTTTTCCCTTTATGTTTTTACGGCTTGTTCCAGATTCTCTGTTTGCCGTAAATCGGCAGGCGCTTGGAAGCATCGGACTGCGACCACCCAAGCTTGCGCAGAATCGTGCTTATCTCGTAACTGTCAGCCCGCTTGATTACAGCAGGGTCCTTTCCGAAGCATTCGCTCCATATTTCTATGGTGCATACAGAACTTCGCCGTCTTACGCCTTTCGGTTGAGTTGGATCGCCGTCTGCACGGATAAATTCGCGTCTGCTGTAGATGTCCAGCTGCTCCCAGTTTTCCGGAAGAGGCCGCTCGAGGTAGTCCGAAACCTGACCCTCCCGCGGATCTGTTTCAAGCGCGGCATTCTGCTCCGCTGCCGCTGATTCCTTAACGCAGCCTTCCAGATAAAGTTTTTCGCCACTTTTCCAAAGAACCACAGCTTCCGCCCATATCTGCTTGACTTCTTCTTCGGTGATATCCCACGAATGCTTTTTCGTACCGCCGGGCGTTTTAACCGGCCAGAAGCGACGATTGCCAGTGGGATCACGAAGGAATCCGCCCATGCTGTTGACGGTTGCGACTATGATGCTTTGGCGGGGATGGCTTTCCACTACGCGTCCGTAACTGGCGCGATACTTGTCATCGCGTCGGCTGATGAAAGCCTTCACGCTGTCAATGTCGGTTTTGCGCATTCCTGTGAGTTCCCCGATCTCAAGAATCCAATAACCCTGCAACTTCTCCGCACCTGACTTATCCTGCATGTCCGTTAGCGTCAGCCCATCGTTAAACCAATCATCACCTGCGAGACGGTTGAACAGGGTGCTTTTACCTTTGTCTTGAGGGCCGTCCATAACAAGGATGCTGTCAAATTTTATTCCCGGCACGAAAACTCTGGCTACCGCCGCTACAATCGTTTTCCGCGTAACGGCTCTGGTGTAGGCGGTGTCCTCTGCGCCCAGATGGTCGATGAGCAGTGTTTCAACCCGTATTTCTCCATCCCACGACGGCAGGGAGTTCAGGTATTCCCGTATCGGATGGTGCTTGCGCTTTGCCGCCACCATATTCAGAGCATCCTGCGTTTTGTTAGGGGAGTAAATTCCGTAGACATCGCTGAGGTAAACCCTCAGTTGCGAGGTGTCGTTGTCGGTCCAAAAAGGATACTTTATAGGTTCCCACGCTGGCTTTTCGAGAAAGTCCAGGTTGCTTTTCAGTTCGTTATAGCCGACCACGGCTACTTTCGGGTCGTTGTCAAGAATAAGGACGAGGTTGTCGAGTGTATCTTTGACCTTGCCATTCTTCTCTAATTCAAGCTGTAACTGCCACTCGTTATTTGGATGTTCTAGGGATTCAGTAAAATCTGCTTGCGCTTTCTCCGTACGCTGTTTGGCGAGCCATGATTTTACGCTATCGTCATTTCGAGCGTAATCGAGCATTGCCTTAATACCGGCTTTTTCGTCCATTTGGCCGAAACGGTGGACGCGCACCAGATCAAAGGCGTTCAGGAGCTTGCCGTAGGCGGGATCGGAAGCATGATTTGAGTAAACGAAACGGTCATCGTAAATCACAACGCCCGCCGTGCTGTCGGCCAGGCGGTATCCGTAGCGCCCGTGAATTGAGGCCAGTTCGTAGACGTCGGATAGCTCCGACTCGATGAGATTCTGTATCGGAAAGTTGGCGTTATTAAATGCGCCGATGATGCCGTCCTTCTCGAGTGGATTTTGTTGATGTTTCATCTCGCGGCCGATGATCGCGCTTTCCCGCGACGAGGTCGGCAGTTGAGCGCAGTCGCGCCAATTCGGGTGACGCGACAGATAGTCGTCCGGGTCAAGCCAATCGCCGTCAAACTTCTTGAATATGTATTCTCCATTTGCCGGTGTGGTCGGCCAGTACATAAGCTGATGAGGGCGATAGGAGCATTCGTCAAAGCAGTCGATACCCCATTCAGCCGCAATGTAGCGTGTGAGCGCGGCATACTCGTCCGGCGTTACATCGCGGGTCAGCGGCGTGATAATTCGAACTCTCGGAGCTTCCTGCGTATGCCCGTGCGTAGTGTACAGGCAGGATGCGTATTTGCAGAGCATCTCATATCTGCTGATAAAATCCACGTCGGCATGGTCAGCGTCGTGCGTCAGCATGGAGCGGCATTCTACCGTTTCACGTTTCCGTCGGCCGTCTTTTAGCGAACCGCCGACAAAACCGCCCTTATCTTTTATTCGGTCACGTTCCGTCTTTGGCAGCGTTGGGTACTCCTCCGCGGTCTCAGACGTCCGTACCGTGGACTTAAGCCTGTCACAAAGATCATCGAAAGTGATGCTCTTATTTGACCACTTTACTGCATAGCAGCTGTTTCCATATGCTATAGGCAATTCACGCATTCGCCGCATCTCCTTTCAGGAATTTGTACTCTTTAGATGAGTACAAGCAATGTTTGTCGCGCTCTTTGCCCTTTTGGTATGGGTGAATCCATACACGCTTACCTGACCTGTATTGACGCCAGTGGCCCATTACACCCCAGCACGGGCAGAGGAGCGTACGATTCTGTGCGGGGGTAGGCGGTGGGGCGAGTATTGTTTCGGGTTCGATTGTGATAATACGATAGGCTTTGACTATACGTTTTCGGCCCGGTGCCTGTTGTTTTGCCTGCTTTATTTGTTCCTTGGTGACTCTAACATGACGCTGGCGTACCAATTCCGGACGGTTAACCAGTCGATCTTGAATTCCGCGCCATAAATAAGCGAGCCACTGTGCCAGTGCTTTCAGACCAGATAAATCACAGAGCCAGTCGGCCTCCTCGGCAACATTCCAAGGGATAATCGAAAATTCTGGTGCGTTCTTTTCAAAAAAGGAAAACAGCGCCACGTCCGACGATCCTCCTGAGGAGTCGTTGCAATCGTGCAATGTCAGCAGGCAAGTCACGCCGTTTACAGCTACATTAGGGTCATCAGATGGCGCATCCGCAACGAAAAGTGCGTCGAATCCATATATCCACATATCTTCCCTATAGGGCTTGGCGGGCTGAAGCAGTTTTGCAATACGAGTATCGCAAGCCTCGGTATCAATGAACATCGTAACCTCGAATGCCGGAAGCGGCGCGCGACAAGGCAGTATCGGCGCGGCCTTTAATCCCGCTTCGTAAAGCTCTTCCGCTAATAGAGTGGAAAGATTGATTTCATCGGGCTGTGGGAGGATCGGTTTCCGACGTGCCAAGTCATAGGCATCGTTTGCGGCTGAATGCCAATCAAGACCACATAATCTTGCGAATTCCCAAGATTCGAGTTGAGGGCGAGTTGGACTTGCAATCTCTCTCATACTTGCCACTCACTGAAATCCTGATTGAAATACCGGATGTGGATACCGCGTTTTGTCGCCTTGGCAATTTCACGCTGCATACCATTGCTTATCCGATCGCCGAATACCCAGAGTTCATCACATTTTCCAAGCAGGATTAGCGCAAAGCGGAGCCCCAGCTCGCGCTGCTGCTGATCCCCGTCATTCATAAACTGCGGATACAACAGGTGTGGCGTGACAGGGATGTATCCGCTGTCAACCGCAAAGCGGCTGTACCGTCTCGCTGCCTCAGTATTCTGTTCAATGTCCCCGGAATAGGGAGAGCAGATATACACCAAAGGCCTGAAGGTTTTTGCGGCCTTTACCTCTTTTTCTACAGCTGTTAGGGCTTCGTAAGCGGTAGGGTCGTAATATCCTTCTGAATTAAACTTGTTGATGCTCAAAGTTCACCCTCCATTCTTGAAGGCGTAGATGCCCTCTACCAGTCACAGGACAGAAACCGTCGCTGTGAGTACCAGAGCATCAATCTTTTTTATAAAAATTTGTCTCATAACCGTCCGCCCGCAATAAAAGACCCTTTGCCCAGGGAGGAGTGCGACCCATCAGTTTGCATACAGCCTCAGTGGACATTCGACGATCAGCTTCGATGACAATCTCATCGTGGACGTGCATTACGATGGAGCAGTGCCGAAGGTTTTTCATGGCATAACAGAGAATATCCCGGCTCGTGGCTTGCACGATGTTCTCAACGAACTTGGGTCCATAGCTTTCGATCCGTTCCCACTTTTTCGTGCCGCCAACCCCCTCATAGGTGATACAGTCCGAACCAAATTGGTTTGTGCCGATACGCGGCTTGACATAGGCAAGCTGTCTGCCCGACGGGAGTGTGATGAAGAGCATCCCGCTTTGGCAGGAAACTCGGATGCCGTGTGTTTCCGTTACGGTGCGATCCTTGACAGCCTGCATTGCGGCGCGATCGACGTCCCACCAGAGCCGGACGATGTTGGGGTTGGAGGAGCGCCAGGCTGAAACGAGCGGTTGCAGTTCGTCCTCCGCAAGCCCCATTTCCAGCGCACCCATAGCTTTGAGTGCGCCCACCGAGCCGCCGTAGCCAAGAGCAAGTTCTGCGATTTTGCCTTTCTGCCGTAAATGACTGTTGATGCCGTGTTTCTCAACGGGTACCCGGAACATCTGAGAAGCGGATGCACAATAGATATCGCAGCCGGATTCAAAGACTTCCTGACGCCACTGTTCTCCCGCGAGCCAAGCGATGACCCTTGCTTCAATCGCCGAGAAATCCGCCACAATGAATTTGAAGCCACTTTTCGGCACAAAGGCGGTACGAATAAGTTCCGACAGTACCTCCGGGACAGAGCCGTAGAGCAATTCCAACGCTTCAAAATTTCCGCTGCGAACAAGACTTCGCGCCTGATCCAGATCCGGCATGTGATTCTGCGGGAGGTTTTGCATCTGGATCAGCCTGCCCGCCCATCTGCCGGTGCGGTTGGCGCCGTAAAACTGGAACATGCCGCGGGCGCGGCCGTCGGCGCAGACGGCGCTTTCCATAGCCGTATATTTCTTGACCGATGACTTTGCAAGGGACTGCCTGAGTCCCAGCACGCTACCGAGCGGTTCAGGAGCGGCCTTCAGCAGCTCAGCGACCGCCTTTTTACCGAGGGTGTCAGTTTCAAGTCCATTATCAGAAAGCCACTGCTTCATCTGCATTACGGAGTTGGGGTTTTCGAGTTCGGTCAGCTCCCGCATCATGCGGGTCAGTTCGGAACGGGACTGGTTATCCATATCAATGGCTTGGCGCACGAAAGGCATATCTAGGGATACGCCACGATCATTAATCTCCTGGTCGAGGTGGTATTCTTCCCAAACGCTGTCCGGCACGGGAAATCTTGTAAGCTTTTCCTGTATCGCCATTTCGGTTTCAACGTCGCGGTGGTTATATGACTTGAACGCAGCCCATTTGTCCGGCGCATGGATTGGGAGATTACGTGTTCGTCCGCCATTGGTTGCTGTGGGAGCGCATGGTTTACAAAAGAAGCGAACAAGGTCTTTACCCTCCGTCAGCTTCTGCTTCTCCAGGCCGAGAACGGAGCCGGAGCCTTCAAGGGAGAGGGGCAGACCCATATATGCCGACCATACCATGGTGCAACGCCATGACTGTGGGTCAAGATATTGCCCTGTAGGCATACCAAGCCATTTAGATAAGCAGATGCGTTCAAACTGCGCGTTGAATGCCCATTTTGTCATGTTCTCATCCGCCAGGGCGGCGGTGATATCGGGCGGCAGGGTTCCTCCACGCGCGATGTCGACTATATGAACCTCGCCGCCATCCACGGAGTAGCCGAACAGAAGAATCTCAAAGTCCGGTGATTCCGCATAGCGGTAGACCCCGCTTTTGGCGAGGTCTACGCTGCTATAGGTTTCAATGTCGATGCTGAGCGCCCTCACGAGAGGAAGTCCTCATCGAGGTCCGTGATGAAATCATCTTCAGCCCTGGACTTTCCGCCAAGCGGCTCGCCGTCACGGATTTTCTGCAAATTGTTTAAACCGCAGGCGATGCCTCTGTTTCCGTTGCTGTTGAATGCGTAAAAGTTGATACTAGCCCTGCCATATACGCCGCTGTAAACCTCGGAGCGGGTGATGATCACATTGCGGTCGGCATCAACGATACCGGGCGCGGTTGCGGAGTTGGCGTTGATGAAATAGGCGTTGGCATAGGCGGGATCGTCAGGACGTTCGGTATCGCCGTCGCGCAGGGGCGTCTTAATAGCGGAGAGGGGCGGTACGGACTTGCCGTTGCCTTTCAGCCTTGCTTCGCCCTCATGATAGGCGGCTTCAATTGCGGCCTTGATTTTTCCCACAGTGCGGGTGTCGGACTTGGGTACGATGAGGGATACCGAAAATTTCGGTGTTCCGCCGTTTATGGATTTTGCTTCCCAGACGTTGGCGTAAGACCAGCGGGTATTGGGACCGGTGATGACTTTCATAGGATTGCTGTTGACATTGTTTGCATGAGTGGACATATGATTTTTCCTCCTAAAATTTATTAAAATCTTGTTGTGCCGTATAGATTGCCGGGCGTTTATCGCTCTCTGGCACGAGCGCTGGTTTGCCTTGTGGTTTTTCTATGTAACTACCAAGAACCTCTTCAAATTGTTTTTTACCAAGCAGAGAGGCCATGGCGGTGATGCCGAGCACCTTGTGTTCATAGGGGTCATATCCGGCCGAGCTTACAGCAGCGGCAACCGTCATTTCGTTTGTATACCTTCGATTGGAACGGCCCTCGACCAGCTTCCAGCCATGCCACTGTTTCCCGCTTACTGCTGCCTGCAGGGCATAATCCTTGATGTCCGATGCCCACGAGACCAGGTTGTCGATTTTATCGAGGATATCTTCGACCTCATCGTCTGTAAGTAGGGGAGGGAGCTTGAAGTCGTATCTGGCGAGCTCCATGTTGCGTTCGGCTCTGGCTCGGCAGTCATGTTTTGCCTTACAGAATTGGCACCATTCACCACAGTTGAATTCACCGCCTCCGGCGAAAGCGAGTTCGGCGGCGGGTCTCAGGATTTTCTCCGCCCATTGGTACAGGGACTCCTTGAACACTGTGTGGGTAGATACGTTATCGCGGCGGGGCTGGTAGATGGTCATGGAAACAGTATCGATGTCGTATATGCCGTCGAAGATTTCCAAGGCTCCAAGGGCATACAGCTTCATTTGCGGGTTATCCTCGGCTTCCACCAGAACGCCCTGGCCATGCTTGTAATCCACGATGTAAAGCGTCCCATCTGCTATGACAACGCAGTCACCGGTGCCAAAGCCGCCCTCAACATACCTGGAGAAATCTAGCCGCTGTTCGATAAGAACAACCGGGTCGGAACAGTTTTGTTTTGCCGTTTCCACCAGTTCGAGGATGTAGGCAGCATAGCCGTTCGCGCATTCTTCCATCTCCTCGTTATAATAGGAAAGGTCAGCCGTAGGGTCTTTGACGCTTACACCGAGTACAGCTTTCAGCTTATACTCGCAGAGAGTGTGTGCGTCCGTGCCTTCGGCGGCATAGTTGCTGCTCTTGTCATCGTAGCTTTCACAGAGTCTCGCGGAGGGAGGGCAGTTCAGCCATCGGTGTGAAGCGGAAGCGGAAAGGAGTGCGTGTTTACCCATTTCCCAGCACCTCGGCTTCCGCAAGAAGCGCCGGGTATTCTGCGGGGTCAATTTCCGACAGTTTTCCGGCACCGTGCTTTTCGAGCAGTTCCCGAACCTTGGCAGTATGACCGGCACGACTTTTTTCTGCCAGTACTGCTCTGACCGTCTCAAGGACAATGGGCTTTTCCTCTGGCGCAGGAGCTTCAGCTTTCGACTGGGCTTCGGCATTATCGTTACCGCTGAACAAGCCTGCCAGCGACTCCGATATACCGACCAGCGCTTCTCCGCATCGCTTCAATTCGGTTACCGCAAGGGACAATTCGCTCGTCTTACTCATCCGTTTTACCTCCTTCCGTTTTTTCTTTGTCCTCCCGTGCAAGCGTGGTCAACTTCCGGGCAAGGCGTTTTGACACCACACTGATCGCTGTGAGCACATCCGCCAGCTCCTCGTCAATCTCACGGTCGCGGTGTTCGGCGTGAGCTTGTTTTTCTTGTGCCTGCATTTTTCAACCTCCGTTCCGAGGGCTGTTTTTCTCCCCTCACCATCCACAGGACAGCGGAACGCATATTGAGTACCGAAATCAGATAAAATCTTTGAGACGTTCCCGAAGCTGGGCAAACAGCTTTGCTTTTCGTTTGTTGATTGCCTTCTGCGACAGGCCAATTTCATCGGCGATTTCCCGCTCCGATTTGCCGATGCTGAAGAGTTCCATAATCCTGCGGTTGTCTGGATCAAGTTCCTCTAGGACTGCGTACAATTCTTCGAGCAGCAGCTTGTCCGCGGCAAATTCAGCAAGGTCGAAGGTATCTGCGACCTCGAAGCCCTCCTCGGTGAACCTGTTCAGTGAAAGAAAACTGCCAGTCCGCTGATGGGGGCATTTGCTGCAGTCCTTCGTGCACCGGTTGCCCTTTTCATCTCGGCAGCGTTTTTCTCGTTCTTTGCGTTTGCGTTCCACCCAGAAAGGGCGTTTGTAGGCACGGTAGACCTCTTCCGTAACGGGTACTTGCTGTCCGTCGATTTCAATAAAGCGTTGCTGATTGTCCATGGTTGGCTCCTTTCGTTTAGGGAGCCAAACGAGCAGTTACAAAAAAAACGAGCCGAACGCATAGCTTTGTAGCTACTCGTCAGGCTCGTACGTCGTGTTTAATTCCTGCCTATTAGGCGGATGCGTCGTGCTCTGTACTAAGTGATCATGAAACTTGATTCAGTTTTTTGAGTCCTATTAATGCTTTACAGTTCCAGCATTTCATGTAATAGTCGGCTTTCCAAGTCCCGGTTTGGTTTATCTCATACACCTCGGTGTCAATCTCACCGGCTGCATCCGCAACCCGCCTACCACATTTCGGACATCTGATATGCTTGTATTTTCTTTTCTCTACTAAATGCAGGTCAGGGTGATCCATGTAACCTCCTCAAAATAATCCTGTCCGTCATTCCGATTTAAGCCTCCCTTGAATATGTAAATTTCATAGTTCATATCATAACAAATCCCATGCGTCAAAAAAGGGACGGCAAAAGATGGGCTTATAACCGTCCCTTAACTGATATGTATAGATTATCGCGAGTCGTCACTGTCGGCCTTTTAATGTTGCTTGGAATACTCGCTTCAAAATTAGTGAACCATCTTCAATAATCTGATTACTTTTAGGAGAGATGGATATGCCTTTCGTCGGCGGTAAAAAAGCGCTCCCGCTTTGCATACTTCAAATACTAAAGGATTACTCTGATCCCTGTCATCCTTTGACTTATAAGGATATTATCAGAAAGCTACAGCAGGAGTATGGTATTGAGGCCGCAAGGAAAGCGGTCGGCCAGAACATATCCTTGCTATGCGAGATGGGCTATGACATCAGCACTTATGAAGAAAATCGAGAAGGCGCTTATCTTGCGTCGCGCGAGTTCGATGATATGGAACTGAGGGTATTGATCGACAGCGTTCTGATATCAAAATACATCCCGGCCAGCAACGCCAAGCATCTGGTTGAAAAACTGGAGGCACTATCAAACATACAGTTCAGAGGCCGGATGAAGCACCTTTATACTTTCCACGAAGGAAGGCACCAGCGTAACCGGGAGTTCTTTTTTAGTTTGTCAGTGATAGATGAGGCAATTGCCTTATCACGGCAGGTCGCATTCTTTTATAACCAAATGTCTACTGATAAGACCCTAACCCCGGTAAGAAAAGCGAAGGATGTTGTGCATCCGTATGCTATTGTTTGTACTAACGGACAGTATTATCTGATCGCGAGTTTTCGGAAATATGATCACCTCATACATTATCGGCTGGACAGGATAACACAAATAGAAATGCGGGATAAACCGGCGAGGACGATCACCGAGATTCCCGGTTGCGAAAGCGGCCTTAATATCGCCCAATATGCTGCCGAGCACAATCTCATGTTCGGCGGTAAAACAGAGCAGATTGTGCTAAAGATGAACAAACGATTGGCCGGAGTTGTTATAGACGCCTTCGGATATGATGTTAAAGTAAGGGATCTGGATGATGATTATATGGAAGTCCGCCTAAAGGCTGCGATCGAAGGTGTGCGATTCTTTGCGCTACAATACGGTCCTAATTGTGAGGTGCTGGAACCTCATGAACTAAGGGAACTGGTGAAGGCAGATATTGCAGAAATGGTGCGGAAATATGAAGTATAACCTACCCAAGGTTAATTTATCTTCTTGTCCGCCTCTCTACAAACCAATTGGACTCCTCCAGAAACAAGTATGTCATCGTTTTGCCGATACGAACCGAATAGCGTATGCCCGCGCCACCTGCCTTTAAACTAGCCGCGCGGCAGACGTCCAGCACCTCTTCAATTTCATACTCTGTGCCATCCTCCCATGTGATGGACAGTGGCTTGAGCGGCGCATCCGGGGTAAACAACGCCTTCACAGCAACATATACCTTATTTGCACTTGGTAGCATTTCGGTCCTCCTACATAGCCCTAAAGAAGCCTATCGGGTGGATGGTGTGGTCGCCCTTTGGATCGATTCTCCCCAGCGTGGTATCCAGATGATTTACCGCCCGGCCGATGGAGTAATGCCCGAACCTCCGACGGATATCGTCCACCGTATGCTCCAGTTGCTCCCGCCGGATTCGCTGGTTTTCATCCTCAAGAAGAGTAAGTTGCGCAGGCGCTCCGACGGGGACAAGATCGCAGCCACGTATACCGATGCTTCGGAGCGGTTTCTGCCAGGAGTAATTCCCACGCAGCAGCTTCATCGCCGCGACGCAAAGCTCACCGGAAATGCAGGAGGGCTGCGAAAGTATCATCTGCCGCTCGAATGAGAAAAGTTCATTATCCCGTAGGCTAATCTGCACCGTTTTACAGCGGAACCCGGCCTCCCGTAGGCGCGAGGCTACGCTTTCTGAGAGCATATAGAATATGATTTTCGCGTCCTGCTCACATGTAAGGTCTCGTGGGGTGGTGGTGCTGTTGCCTATGGATTTGATGACAGCTTCATCCCCCGCTCGGGCAACGGGGGAGCTATCCATGCCATTGGAAAACCAGTTCAACACCAACCCCCATTTGCCGAACCAGCTTTGCAGCAGTGCCGGGTCGGCCCTGGCGATATCGCCGATGGTGAATATGCCGTACTTATTCAGGCGATGTTTGGTTGAACGCCCCACGTAAAGCAGTTCCTCTGCTGGAAGCGGCCAGACCTTCTCTTTATAATCCTCACGCCCGATGGCGGTTACCGCATCGGGCTTCTTCATATCACTACCCAACTTAGCAAACACCTTATTAAACGATGCCCCAACCGATACCGTAACGCCCAGCTCGCGCTTGACCCGCTCTCTGATTTTCTCCGCGATTTCTGTCCCGCTTCCGAAAAGATGGGTGCTGCCAGTAACGTCAAGCCAGCATTCGTCCAACCCAAAGGACTCCACTTGATCCGTGTAATCGACAAGCAGCTCTCGCAACATCCGGCTAAAGCGCAGGTACAACTGGTAATTCGGCTTGAGCACCACAAGATTAGGACACTTTTGTCGCGCTTGCCAGAGTACCTCTCCTGTCTTAATGCCAAAGGCCTTGGCTTCCTCGGATTTTGCGAGTATGATGCCATGTCTCGCCTCCGCATCCCCGCCGACGGCAACGGGAAGCCCGCGCAGCTCGGGCCGATGCAGCAACTCAATGCTCGCATAACATGCATTTACATCCACGTGCAGTATGGAACGGTCCGGCATAGGCATCACTTCCTCTGATATTAGAACGTATGTTCGTATTTTGGATTATAGACCTCCGGCTGAGCAGAGTCAAATGGTAAATATTTTCCCCGATCCAGAATCTTCGATGCTCGATACCTATAATAGAATCCTGGTTGTTTTTGTTGAAAGATGAAAGATCAATATGGTTTATAGATGATATTATTTGATATAATATTTAGGGCAATTATTGGGATTGGAAATTAATAATATATTACTTTAATTTTCCTTGTGAGGGGATGTATATCTTGGGCGCAATAATCAGCACATCCATATTAAGTGCCGACGTACTTAAAAAAGCGACCTCCCCAATAATCCTTTGCTCCTTCCCGAGCAGTGATTTAAAGAAAAAAGGCCTCCCTAAGTGGCAAGCATTAGAGTTCAGCATCCATCACTAAACTTGGGAAGAACGAGAATGTAAACACCGAAATTCTCGAAAAGTTATGCCGCGCGTTAGACTGCGACATATCGGATATTATGGAGATGACTGACCAGAAGTAAGGAGAGTAACCACTATGCCTTATACGCCTCATCAGGTTCGTTTTTTTGCTGAACAGCTTATGCTAAAACGGCCGCAACACACAATACAAGGGTTGGCTTCTTCCATGTCCGGGGTTAAGGTCGATTTGAACCCCCACCAAGTGGATGCGGCTTTGTTTGCGTTGCAATCGCCCTTATCGACGGGGGCGTTGTTGGCGGATGAGGTTGGCCTGGGCAAAACGATTGAAGCGGGGCTTGTGCTGGCGCAGTGTTGGTCGGAACGCAAGCGAAAAATTCTGCTGATTGTCACCGCTTCCCTTAGAACGCAATGGAGAGCCGAGCTTGAAGAAAAATTCTTCATTCGCTCTGAAATACTGGAATCAAAGAACTATAACAAAGCAAAAAAGGATAACCCCGGCTGCAACCCCTTTGCGGTTAACGATGCTGTAGTAATTTGTTCATATAATTTTGCTTCGGCAAAGATGAACGATATCCGAGCCATCGACTGGGACTTGGTTATCATGGACGAGGCGCACAAGCTGCGTAATGTGTATAAACGCAATAACGTAATGGGTGCGAACATTAAGAATGCGCTGCGTAATTGCAAAAAACTTCTCCTCACCGCAACCCCACTGCAAAACAACCTGATGGAGCTTTACGGGTTGGTCAGTATTATCGACGAGCGAGTTTTCGGCAGCGCGGATGTTTTCCGTGAGCTGTATGTTAACGGCGTTCCCGACATTGATGTGCGTAACCAACAATTAAAACGCCGACTGCATAACTTTTGCAAACGTACCCTGCGACATCAAGTGAGGGAGTACGTTCCCTATACAGACCGTATTGCTATTTTACAGGAATACACCCCAAGCCAAGCGGAAGAGGAACTTTACAATAGCGTGTCGGAATACCTTCAGCGCGACAACCTCTACGGTTTCCCGCAAAGGCAGCGAACGCTGCTGATGCTGGTTGCCCGCAAGTTGCTGGCATCCTCCTCAATGGCTATCCATGGGACATTGTCCACGGTTATCGACAGATTGAACTTGAAGCTCAACGATTACACCGCACTGCTCGAACCTGGCGACCTTGACGATTATGACGGGATAGAAGAACTCATTGATGAAGAATCAGGTGGTGATGATGCCGGGGCGACAGAAGAAATCGAAGCCGACTGTGAAGCTATTAAAAAAGAGATAGAAGAATTGCAACGCTACGCTGACCTTGCCAACAGCATCCAGACAAACGCCAAGGGTGACAATCTACTACTTGCCCTCGACAAAGGCTTTGAGATGAACGAAAGGCTGGGCGGAAAAAGAAAGGCCGTCATCTTCACTGAATCTAAACGCACACAGCGTTACTTGATGAACCTGCTCTCGCAGCATGGCTATGACGGGCAAATCGTGTTTCTAGACGGTTCGAACACTGACCTGGTGTCCACTCGTGTATATAAAGAATGGAAAGAACGGCACAAGAACGATGGTGCTGCTTCCGGCTCAATCTCCGCCGATAGAAAGTCCGCAATCGTTGAAGAGTTCCGCGACCGCGCTTCTATCCTCATTGGTACGGAAGCCGCCGCCGAAGGTATCAATCTGCAATTCTGCAACATTGTGGTCAATTATGACCTGCCGTGGAATCCGCAGCGTATTGAACAGCGCATCGGGCGTTGTCACCGCTATGGGCAAAAGAACGATGTCATCGTCATCAACTTCCTCAACCGCGCTAATGCCGCCGATGTACGCGTATTCGAAATCCTTTCGCTAAAGTTCAGTCTGTTTGATGGCGTGTTCGGCTCATCGGACGAGGTGCTGGGTGCGATTGAAGACGGCGTGGATTTTGAAAGACGCATACTGGAGATTTATCAGTCCTGCCGCAGTCCAGAAGAGATCAAGGCGGCGTTTGACGCTTTGCAGGACGAGCTTTCCGAGCAGATAAACGAAAGAATAGCAGAAGCACGGCATTCCATCTTAGAAAACTTCGACGAAGATGTTGCAACCCACCTGAAAGGCTGCCATGATGATACCAAAGCCGGGCTAGATAAATTCAGCCGCTGGTTGTGTGATTTCTTTATTATGTGGGGTGCCGAGCGGGTTGAGCCGTTGAATGAGTGGCGGTTTGCTTACATAGAAAACGGCGAACGCAAAACCTATAACCTGCGTTGGCGGGATGCGGAAGAACACCGCGACGAATTCCTGCGGCGTGATGGTGAGCTTTGCCATACTTGGCTGACACAAGCGATGCAAACCAATGTTGCGCCCGCCGCCATACAGTTCACCCATTCGTCATTGCCGCAAGCCGAGCATATCAGCTTTTTGGATACCCACCCCAACTTGCGCGGCGTTCTCTCTGTGGACAAGCTTACCCACAAGGGTATCCAGAACGAGGAACACCTCATCCTTTCCGTGGTCACCGAGGACGGCACGGATGTGGATGCCGATATGGTCGCCCGCATTATGGAGTTGCAAGCCGCTGTTGTTGGCGTATGCTCGCCGGAAACAGAAGCTCTGATTCGGGCGCGGCACGCCGGGATTCAACAGCAGAAGGACGACATTGCCGACCGCAACAAGAATTATTTCTTAGAGCAGGTTGAAAAGCTGGACGCATACAGCGAGGACTTGAAAGAGGGCTTGCAAAAGGAACTCAAAATATTGAAAAAAGAAATCACCGAAAAGCGCAAAGTGTTCCGCACCTCAAAAGACGCCTTGACGCTGGACGCTATGCTGGAACTACGCAGTGAAATTACGGTAATGGAAGACAAACGCCGCAAGATGGAGCGGGACATCAGTCTGGAGGAAGACCGCATCAACACGGAAAATGAGCGGTTGCAGGAAGATATCCGGCAACGTCTTAACGGCGAGATTGAAACCGAAACCATCATGACCTTCTCGTTTGAGATCGTATAGGGAGGATTTTAGATATGCAGAAATTAGAACTCACTTGGATTGGCAAGGGGCAGGAACCTGCGGTGGAGCCGCGCATATTGCTGCATGACGCTTCAAAGGACTACGGTGACCCTGCCGCTGACAATATGCTGATCCACGGCGATAACTTGCTGGTGCTGAAAGCCTTAGAGCAGGAGTTCGCAGGGCGCGTGAAGTGTATCTATATCGATCCGCCTTATAATACTGGAAGTGCATTCGAACACTACGATGATAACCTTGAACACTCCACGTGGTTGTCGTTGATGGTGCCGCGTCTAAGAATACTTTGGAATTTACTTAGCGAGGACGGTAGCATCTGGATCAGTATTGATGACGACGAACAAGCATACCTCAAAGTTTTATGCGATGAAGTCTTTTCACGGCCATCCTACATTACTACCATTGTCTGGCAAAAACGAACCTCCCCTGATATGAGGGGCACAATTAGCGATGGGCATGATTATGTTCTCGTATACGCTAAGAACCCGGACGCTTTCAAAAAGTCGCGCAATAAATTGCCACTGAGCCAGGAACAAGCCAGCAATTATAGTAACCCGGATAATGATTCGCGAGGGCCGTGGACATCTGCAGATTTTACCGCACAGGGTTATAGACCAAATCAAATGTATTCAATTACGACTCCAGGGGGATCGGTTTTTACTCCGCCCGCAGGAAAGTGCTGGAAAAACATTGAATCTGTTTACTTGGAGCAGTTAGCACAAGGGCGGTTCTGGTTTGGGGCAGATGGAAAGGCCATGCCTCGCAGAAAAACGTACTTAAGCGAACATGAGGGAGTAGTGCCTTGGACTTGGTGGAGCAATAAAGAAGTAGGACATAATCAGGAAGCTAAAAAAGAAATATTGGCGTTATTTGGGGCATTCAATGTTTTTGATACTCCAAAACCAGAGCGGCTAATTCAGCGTGTATTAAAAATTGCATCCAACCCCGGTGATCTCGTCCTTGATTCCTTCCTCGGCAGCGGTACAACCGCAGCGGTTGCTCACAAGATGGGCAGGCGATATATAGGCGTCGAGTTGGGCGACCATTGCTACACCCACTGTTTGCCACGCCTCAAAGCCGTGGTGGACGGTGAACAAGGCGGTATCTCCAAAGCACACAACTGGCAGGGTGGCGGCGGGTTCAAGTTTTATGAACTTGCGCCGACGCTAATTGTTGCCGACAAACACGGACAGCCCGTCATCAGCGATAGATACAACGCGCAAATGCTGGTTGCCGCCGTTGCCAAGCTCAATGGTTACGGCTATGCCCCTGACTCGGAAGTTTTCTGGAAGCAAGGAAAAAGCCAAGACCAAAGCTACATCTTTGTCACCACAGAATACCTTACGGCTTCGCAGCTGGACGAAATCGCAAGAGAACTACCCGAGTATGAGCGGCTGCTTATCTGCGCCCCGGCGTTTGATGTGGGGCTGAGCAAGCGTTACGACAACATTCAGGTGCGCAAAATCCCGCAGTCGGTGCTGGATAAGTGCGAATACGGCGTGGAGGATTACAACCTGAACACCGTCAATCCTCCCGAACTGGACGAGGAGGAATGGGAAGATGCTTAGAGAGCCTTATTCCGAAAAAGCCTATACCTACTGGTCAAAGTACATCAACAATGTGCTTGCCCTGCGGCCGCCCCAACGTGAGAGTTTGGAGCGGTTCGCTCGTATAGCGGACATCCTGTCGCTTAGTAAAACGCCTGACCTGAATGACGAGCTTGTCAAAATCCGTGAGTTGTTCCCGACGCTGACGAGTTTTGAGCGGGACTTCCCATCGGTTTGCTTTGCCCTTGCCACGGGCATCGGGAAAACCCGTCTGATGGGTGCGCTGATTGCCTATCTGCACTATGAAAAGGGCATTAACAACTTTTTCGTGATGGCTCCCAACCTTACGATCTATAAGAAGCTCAAAGACGACCTAGGCAAGCCGGCAAGCGGCAAGTACGTGTTCCGTGGTTTGGATAAGTTCGTTACGCCGCCACGCATTATTGACGGCGACAACTACGAGGAGTTCCGGCAAATAGATGTGCTTGCGAGCAGTGTCACCATCAACATTTTCAATATCAGCAAACTGAATTCTGAAAGCGGGCGTATGCGCCGCTTGCAGGAGGTGCTGGGTCAGTCCTATTTCTCGTACTTGCAGGCACTGCCTGACTTGTGCATTTTCATGGATGAGAGCCACCATTACCACGCCGACCGCGGGTTTGACACCATCAACGAGCTACATCCCATTTTGGGGGTGGAGCTAACCGCCACGCCGCAGATTCAAAATGGCGCAAGGAAAATCGACTTCAAGAACGTGGTGTATGAATATTCCCTTGCCCACGCGCTCAATGACGGGCTGTATGTAAAAGTCCCCACCGTGTTTACCCGCCGCGATTTCCGCGCGGAAGAATATACCCAACAGCAACTTGACCGCGAAAAGCTCAACGACGGTATTCGCTTGCATGAAGAAACCAAGAGCCAACTGGATGTCTACGCCCGAACCCACGGCAAGCCCATCGTCAAGCCCTTCGTGCTGGTTGTCGCCAAAGATACCGCACACTCCAAAGAAATCAGGGATTACGTCGTATCCGATGCTTTCTTCCGCGGTTCTTATAAAGACAAGGTGCTGGAAATCAACTCCGCCCAGCGCGGCAGTGAAAAGGACGAGAACATCGAGCTGCTGCTGTCGCTGGAACATCCTGATAACAATATCGAGATCGTCATACACGTCAATATGCTCAAGGAGGGCTGGGATGTGACGAATCTCTATACTATTATCCCGCTGCGTACCTCAGCTTCCGAAACCCTCACCGAGCAGACCATCGGGCGCGGGCTGCGCTTGCCCTACGGACAGCGAACGGGCGTTGACGAAGTCGACCGCCTTTCCATCGTCAGCCACGACCGCTATCAAGCCATTGTCGACCTTGCAAACGACCCGAATTCGCTTGTCCGCAAGGTGTATTATATTGAGGAGCAGGCAGCACCCGACACCGAGGATGAGCGGGTAACGGTTGAACTGCCTACAGTCTATGATGACCTAACCGGAGCAAGTAGTTTCGCCGAGCAATTGGTGCTTACCCTGCAAGAAACCGCAACGCCTGAATTCGTCGACCGGCACACGCCTGACCAGACCTTGCAGATCGCTACTCTTATTCAAAAAATAACCGCAAAAGCTGTGGTTGAAGTAAACCGTCAGGTGCGCAATATTACCGACATCCAAGAACCCGCCACTCAAGCGTGGGTGGCAAACAACATCGTTTCTCAAGTCATCCAGCAAAGGCCGGAGCTTGATTTGAAAAAAGAAGATATCAATGCTGTGGTTCAAGCGGCAGTGGCAACCTGCGCCCAGGCCCTCACCGACAATGTTATTCCGATCCCTCAGTCGGTTATTCAACCGCACACCGAGGTCAAGCGTGGATTTTCTGATTTTACGCTGGATACCCGTAACATGAACTGGCACCCCTCCGGCGATACGTTGCTCGGTACGGAATTGCAGGAGGGCGGTAAAACTTTCACGTTGGATACAGGCACAGCCGCTTTCACACAGGTAGACACAGTGGAGAATGAAATCGTCCGCCATATCATCGTCCACGACAACGTGGATTACAGAGACTGCGCCGAACTCATTTACTCGCTTATCGAAGCTGCTAAGAAGCACTTTTTGTCGTACCTGAGTGAGGAAGAAACCGAAAAGGTTATGCGTGACCGCCAGCGCACCATTGCCGACATCATCTACGCCCAGATGAACGAGCATTTCTACAAAGAAGAAGTCAGCTATAAGGCGGCGAATATGCGCCCCTTCACCCGAATTGAGTCGAGCTTCGGCGGCAAGTTTATGTCGGATGAAATCTACGATCTGCGCGCGACCATGGCAGCTTCCGAGGTGAAATCCAAGATATTCAGCGGCTTCCGCAAGGCTGGACACTCGCTTTATAAATTTGACAGCGACACCGAGCGCACCTTTGCCGTCGTATTGGAAAACGACAAAGCCGTGCTGCGTTGGTTGCGCCCCGCTCCCCGGCAATTCAACATCTACTGGGGGCAAGGCGGTGCAAGCAAATACGAACCGGACTTTATTGTAGAAACCGGCGATTGCATTTATATGTGTGAGCCAAAAGCCAGCCGCAACTTAGCTGACGTAGACGTGTTGGAAAAGAAAGAGGCGGCTGAGGAGTATTGCCGTGCCGCCAGCAAGTTCAATGGGGAAAATGGCGGCAAACCGTGGCGATATCTGCTCATCTCTCATGACGACATCCGCCCCAACTCAAGTTTCACCTACCTTGCAAACCTAACTGTCCCAGTGCAAGCAAGGCTTGATTAAGCCTATTATAAAGGAGGGAGTTACTACATGAGGTTTTTCCACCTCTCAGACTTGCACCTCGGCAAGCGTGTCAACGAAGTTTCAATGCTGGATGATCAAATGGACATCTTGCAGAAAATCGTCGTGCTTGCCAAAGAGAATCAACCGAATGCCGTTCTGATTGCGGGCGATGTTTATGACAAATCCATGCCAACGGTTGAGGCGGTGCAGCTATTGGACAGATTTCTCGTGTGGCTCAACGAACTGGGTATTACCGTCTTTATGGTTTCCGGCAATCATGACAGCGTGGAGCGAGTTGCTTTTGGGGCTGCCCTGCTAAAAAACAGCAATGTACATATTGTCCAGTCCTATCAAGGCAAACTCGCCCCTATCCCAGTGAGCGATGAACACGGCGATCTAAACGTGTGGATGCTGCCATATTTGAAGCCCGCTCTTGTTCGACGGCATTTTGAGGGCAGGGACATTGTTACATACACAGACGCACTATCAGCCGCCCTCTCTAATATTGAACTTGACCGCGCAGCCCGTAATATCCTTATCGCCCATCAATACGTTACGGGAGCAGAGACCAGCGAATCCGAGGAACTGTATATCGGCGGATCGGAAAACGTGGACGGTTCGCTCTTTGATGCGTTTGATTATGTGGCACTGGGGCATCTCCACCGCCCACAGCACATCGGGCGTGAAACCCTGCGCTACTGCGGTACACCGCTGAAATATTCTTTCTCCGAGGCGAATGACCACAAGTCTGTCACTGTCGTTGATATTGCTGGCAAAGGCGAGATTGTTATATCCGAGCTTCCACTTGAACCAATCCATGAGATGCGGGTGATTCGCGGCACGTATAACGAACTTATGAGCCGTGAATTTCACCGCAACATAAACACCGACGACTATGTCCGGATTGTCTTGATCGATGAACACGAAGAACCGGACGCTCGCCGCAAACTGGAAATGGTGTACCCAAACCTGATGTGCTTGGAGTATGACAACAAACGCACCCAAGCGGCACCCGACTTCACAACGGCAGCACCCACCGAAAAAAAATCACCCGCACAGCATTTTGGAGACTTCTTTGAAATGCAAAATGGGCAACCGCTGAGCGATGAACAATCAGCCTATGTCACCGGCCTGTTCAACGAAATATTCGAGGAGGCGACCGTATGAAACCTCAGAAATTAACCATGTCCGCCTTCGGGTGCTATGCCGACAAGGAAGAAATCGACTTCACCCTGCTCGGCGAAGAGGGGCTATATCTCATTGCCGGAGATACCGGAGCGGGCAAGACGACAATATTTGATGCAATCACGTTTGCGCTATATGGCGAACCCAGCGGCGACAATCGCGAACCGGGTATGCTTCGCAGCAAATATGCAAAGTCGGATGCGGAAACCAGTGTCGAATTCTTCTTCAATTATCATGGAAAGGACTATCGGGTAAAGCGTAGTCCAACCTATGAACGGGCGAAGCAGCGTGGCGATGGCACGACTACGCAACAAGCAGACGCTATATTGGATTTACCCGAGGGTCGTACCATTGCACGATTAACAGAAGTTAATAAAAAGATAGTGGAAATACTGGGGCTCACCCGTGACCAGTTCGTTCAGATAGCGATGATTGCGCAGGGTGAGTTTCTGAAAGTCCTCCATGCCAGCACGGAAGAACGCATAGAAATCTTCCGCAAGATTTTTTATACCGACAAATACAAAAAGTTTCAAGACTGTGTTAAGCAAGATGCAAACGCCCTTGTCGCTGATATCAAGCAGGAAAAGAGCGGCTATAACTATAACCTTGGCAATATTCAGGTGGATGCAGATGATGCCGACAGCATTCAGAAATTAGCTGAAGCCAAGAAAGGGCTGCTGTCACCCCAAGATACAATCGAGTGGCTTGCAAATTTGATCGAAACCGACCGAAGCATAATTTGTACCAATGATGGTTTGCTTAATGATCTTCGCGAAAAACTCGGCGATATTAATCAGCGATTAGGGCAGGCGGAGCAGGACAAAAAGGCTCGAGCTTCGTTGCAAGCGGCAAAAAGCCGTTTGCCCGCGGAAAAGTCTGCTTTGACCGAAGCTGAAACATCTTTCAAGGCAGAAAAAGCGAAACAGCCTGAACTCGATGCGGTGAAGGCTCAAATCGCTGAGATTCAAGCGTCGTTACCAAAGTATCAGCAGTTGCAGGCTCTTATCGATGCCATTTCCTCAAATAACGTCAAGCTGACCACCGAAAAACAAAAAGTCATCGATTTAACTGAAAAGCAGAAAATAGGCAATGAAGGCCTCAAAACGGAAAAGGAAGAACTCAAGACCTTAGAGGATGTTGCGGCAATCATTGAGGGTTTGAACGGAAAAAAGAACGCGTTGACGAATAAGCGGACAAGTCTGATTTCCGTACAAGCCTCTCTAGCAGCCTATGCCGAGTTACTTGAAACCCTCAAGGACGCGCAGGATGATTACACTGGCAAAGCAGAGCTTTCCACTCAATTGCGTGATGAATTCGAGCGGATGAATCGTGCCTACCTCGACGAGCAGGCGGGCGTGTTGGCGGCAGAATTGCACGACGGTGATCCTTGCCCCGTATGCGGTTCAACTGAGCATCCCGCTCTTGCCGTCTTATCGGACAAAGCCCCGACCAAAGCGGAACTGGATAGAGCCAAGAAAACCGCCGAGAAAGCGGAGAAAGACACCACGGATGCCAGCGGGTTTGCCAGCAATCTTAAAGGACAATCCGAAACCAAGAAAGGCGAAATTATCTCCGCTGCGACTGTACTGTTAGGCGAACCTGACTTTGAAGCAATACCCACCGCCTTGGGAGAAGCCCTCTCTGCGTTGACGGATGAGCTTTCAGTTATAGAGGCAAAGCTTGGAGAGCAAACAACGAGGGCTTCGCGCAAAGCAACTCTGGAAGAACAAATCCCTGAACTCGAAACGACCCTGAATACTACTGCCGAGAGTTTGAATTATGCTCAAAAAGCGGTAGCGACTCTTGAAACACAAATCACCGCTGACATCAAACAACGCGATGATAAAGCCTCCGAGCTTAAATTTAAGAGCGAAGAAGTTGCGAACGCCGAAATCACTACTCTTGGTAAAAGGACGAAAGCCTTTGAAGAGGCGCTCGCCACTGCTCAGGCAACATTAGATACCGCAAAAGGCAAAGCAAATGCAACGACCACCGAGATTGAAACGTTGGAAGGGCAACTCGCGGGCGTTGAACCGCTTGACTATGATGCGATAAAGAAAGAAAAAGAAACCCTCGAAAGCACTCAGCGCGAATTATCAAAACAGAATCAGCAAATATCCACACGCCAGTCAACTAATCAGACAGCATGGAACGGCATGGGCAAAGCAGCTGAGAAGCTGTCTGCTTTAGAAACCCGTTATATGTGGCTCCGAGAACTCTCAGATACCGCCAACGGCGACATCGCCGGTAAGGCGAAAATCAAGCTGGAGACCTACATCCAAGCAGCTTATTTTGACAGTATCATTGCACGTGCTAATCTGCGACTGCTGCAAATGTCTAATATGCAATTTGAACTTAAGCGGCGTAGCGAGGGCGGCAAGCAAGGTCAAAGCGGGTTAGACTTGAATGTTATTGACCACGTAAACGGCACCGAACGTGATGCACGAACATTGTCAGGCGGCGAATCTTTCATCGCTTCGCTGTCGCTGGCTCTTGGACTTTCCGATGAAATCCAAAGCAACGCTGGGGGCATCCGCCTCGACTCCATGTTCGTCGATGAAGGCTTTGATTCATTAGATGAAACGAAACTGGCACAGGCGATGCAAGCTCTCGTGAGCATCTCACAGGCTAACCGTCTCATCGGTATCATTTCACACGTCGCCGGGTTGGATGAAAAAATAGAGAAAAAGATTGTGGTTACCAAAGAACGCTGCGGCGGAAGCAAAGCCGTGATCTTAGTGTGACGCGACCAGATCTGAAATCCAAGCACTCGTTGACGGTGTCTAAAAGCGCCAAGCGTACCCGCCCTCCTGAACGGTTGTTATGCGCTACCAATTGACGATTTCAACACAATGCTTGAAGAGATGGGGTTTGCGCCAATGAGTGCGGGGGACGCAATATGATTTTAACCGATAAAATGAAAACCTTTATCTCCGATGTGATAGCCACGCCGGAGTTTTGGAGAATCAACTATTACTTGCGTTCCATGAAAAAAGCGCCGCACGGAGGAGTATTTCGCAACACCTTTCCCAACTTATTTTTGAAAAACTATGCATATTCGACTTCTCGACTGTTTCAGAGCGGACACATTTTACCGCTTCCGCTACGTGAGGAAGCAGCCAAGTTTCGAACCATGCTTGAAAGCGTCGGCCTCGCTATGGAGGAACTGCTCCGCTTTTGTTTCCAGCCCGACCCCGACGATAGCGGCGGCGGAGACCGCATATATCTTGCGTCAGCCGGTAAAATCATTACATATCGCGGTACTGGACAGTTCGCCCATGAGGCCGCCGTCTTGGACGCGGCTGACGGGAAAATTACCTATGCCGATAACTTCGATGTTGACATAGATCGCCTCATCTGCGCATTCATTTGTCGGCTTGTTGAAAGCTGTGTATGCCGGATTTACGACGTTGACGAAATACTCGACCACGAGCGTCTTAAACTGCCGCGTGATAAGTATGGTCTGACCGACGTAACGGATGCGGAATTTGTAAGGCAAGGCTTCATATTGAACGGCAAATACTATCTCTATAATATTTTCTTCGATACGTCTATCGGCAGCATGACTCCCGAAGCTCCGAAAACCATTGAACTTATACAGCGCATAAAACCATCGACAAGAATCCTCACAAGGTGTGACGAAAATCTCGCGGTTCCAGAAACACAAATAGTCAGCACCGCAACTTGGGACGCACAGAAGTGGCGCGGAATCACCTTGAACTTTAAGAATATTGCAGAACAGATTAAGCGCGGAAACGAAACAATTGTACATTTTGACCCCCAAACCCTCCACAAGATTCTCGTCTTCGTCAAAAAAGGTACTGACGAAAATGGAGCGGAGTTTTATCACCTCAATGTAGAGCAGCTATGGAATCCTGAGATGTTCGTCAGAAAGGAACCCGTTATAATCACAAACTACATACACGGGATGTACTATCCGTCGCTTGGAAAATTCGATCATATTGACTTCTCGGTTAATCAGTACAACAGAGCCGTCTTTGAAGCCAAATATCGTGACGCTGAACAGCAGACCGGAATTTCAATCGGCGAGTATAGTGACGAGCATTACAAAGTCTGGTGTGTTAAAGGAGGCGGCCTCAGTACCGAAGTGTGGGCTGAACTTGTTTGCGCTACGCTAGATGAACCGTTCCGGAGTATTTTCCTTGAAACAATAGGCGCAAGTTCCACCGAGGAAGATTGACATCCCGGTTAAAAGTGAGTTGACCAGCATGATGGAACTAATTCAGCATATCAAATCCATTTTATACCATATTTTACAGATATAATAATTAATTCAGCACACCTTATGCAACTATCTGCTACCCCAAAGAACCAATAAATTGTGAGATAGGTGTTACCATCAATCCCATGTTTCAATTTGCTAAGTCTTATTAGATTGTCAACATACACCTTCGTTCCAGTTAAGAAAACACAAAAGGCTTTGGACTTGTTTCCCATAATGGATATATGTAAAATTACGCCAAGACATCAAAAATGAACGGTTCGTTCCATTCCGTAATATGGAAATATCTAAATTGACTTCTCAAGGTAATACTATGGACTTGTTTCCAAGAACGGATAAATCGTGTGGACTTATTCCCGAGAACGGATATAATGAAAATTACACTCAAGACATCAATCTGATGCTATCGTTCCACGTTGAGACGGTAGTATTGATGTCGCGGGTGGAGAAGTAGGTGCGTAGAAAGCCCAGATAATCTGGACATTGTGGATTTTAAGCTTTAAACCAGAGCGCGAAAAACCTAAAGGATTATCGCTCTGTTGGAACATATCCACGGAGTGTTTTTCTTAGCGTACAGAGCAGATTAGATGTCAGGCGTTTGGTACAGAGCGGATTAGATGTCAGGGGTAGCGTACAGAGCAGATTAGATGTTTTTTGAAAAAGTCGAGGTTGATAGAGCAAGTTGGATGTTGAGATTATACAGACAACTGCAAGGAGATTGATAACCCAAAATACGTTCAACCAGACATTCGGTTATAAACGTAAACTAAAAGAAGGGAGTATAAAAGCATGAATCATGCTGAAGGAACAGACCGATACGTTCTTGGAATGAATGTTGCTGACGATGGGTTCAGCTTTACATCTTCCATTGAAACTGCGCTTATATCTGCGGAAACTGAAATACGAAGCCTTGAAGAAACAATTAAGTCAGTTGAGAGCCTCAGGCCGAACTGCGACAAGCTGGACTATGCATTGGCCGCAAGTTCAGGAGCATTATGTGGTCTGATAGATATTTTCCTGGTTGGAAAACCCGGGGAATCGCCGATTGGAGATATCACGGATAAGTGGTTCGCAAATCGGACATCTGATTTTGCGAAACTCTGCGGATGGGACGGCAAAGGCGATAATCCGTTGGCATCGGCTATTAGTTTCCTTGAAAAGAAGTTTAGCATTCCATATGACCAGCGCGGAGCCGGTGATGCGGCAAGTTTTATATTTGATTTGAATCCTACGAATCATCATTTCAAATCGCTTGGACATAATCCAACTGTACTTGGATTGTTCTTTTCAATATTAGGGCAACACCGTATAATGGGGGAAATAGGGTGTTGCATGCATCCAACTTCACAAAAGCGATATGACGAAGTTGAATTTTTCTCGCGGAGGCAAACCGAATCAGGCCAGCAAGCCCCGCTTGTCAGCCAAATACAGGTTTGCCGAGACTGGCGAACGAATTGTGTAAACCTCCGTTGTCAGATAGAATAAGAAACGGAGGATATTTTTATGGCCAAGAAGGAAAAGAGTCTATTGAGGCAGTTGATCGACGAACGCGGCATCAAGGAT